CCCGGACGATGCCCGGTTCTCCACGCAGCGAGTCCCCTGTTGTAGATGGTCTTCACAGTCTTTAGAGGAATCTTAGTAGCCTTAGCAATTTCAGGGAGGGATTTGGCTCCCGGATACATTTTCCTAAACTTTTGGGTGTAGGAGGAAGTCTTTGTCTTTTGTCCCTTGTCCGTCTCGAAAAATTTGTAATTTTTCCGGAGCATCTTTTTGTAGCGGGTCTCAACTTCCCCGAGAGTTGTAAGCCCCCTGAAATATTTAAGGGGTGCGTAGATCTTACCTTCGGATTTACGCAGTTGTCCAACCTTCTTGGTGATGGCTGCATCGCTGAGAGGCATCTTACTTTGGAGCAAGATAATTTATAGCTGTAGAGATATCGGGATATACACATTTACCAAACCTGACACGTCCTGTCTTGGTGTTATAGTACCCCTCATGACCATTGAAGAAAGCCTTGTGAATATGACCCATATAAAAAATACAACATTATAATAATCAGAGGAGATGGGTCTTTCAATTATTACGGGAAATATGTTTTCAGGTAAAACTTCAGAACTTATTAGACGACTTAAACGCTTTAAAGTTATTGGTAAGAACATTCTCGTGGTCAATTCAGCGAAAGATACTAGGTCTCCAGATGAAGTTTTGAAGACCCATGACAATGTAAAGTTTAATTGTCACAAAGTGCATGATCTTTATGACTTGGTGTATAAAGATGACTTTGAGGTGGCCGATATCATCGCCATTGATGAAGCTCAATTTTTTCCCCGTCTCAGAAAATTTGTGGAGTATTGCCTATTTGAAAATAAGACTGTAATTATCGCAGGTCTAGACGCTGATTCATTTCAGAGAAAGTGGGGAGAAATTCTTGACTGTATTCCATTGGCTTGTGAAGTTACCAAACTTTCAGCGCTTTGTATGTACTGTAATAATGGAAATCCGGGTCCATTCACGAAGAGAATTGTGGACAATAAGGAACTGGAACTCATCGGTGGAAGTGATATGTATCGCGCGGTATGTCGTAAACACTTAGAATCTCTTGACATCTAAAATAAGGACAATTCTTTTCTGCGTTCCAGTTTTTATGACACCGTGGATATTTGCGTGATCAAATAGAAATTCTTCACCTTCCTTGTGTTCGTGTAACCCATTCTCGGTATAGAGTGTGCAATCCCCACCACTCTCTATAGTGAGATGATACCGAAGCAATAGATTCGTCTCAGCACGGTGTGGAGCTAGAGACATGGGACCATCCATCACCGAAAAAAGTGCTGTATCTTTATTAATACATGGTATCTGGTTAATGAGACTTTTCAAAAGTGGAAAGTCGTTCACTTTGTAATAATAGTAATTTGGGTTATTATCAAACCACGAATCAAGTTCATGAAAAAGGTGTTTCTTAGCACCTTTCGAAACTTCCTCAAACTCTTTGTGAATTTTATCATAGTGTAACTTGATAAGCCAAAGACCAGGGAAATTTTTTACATCGTATTCTGAACGCCAATCTATCAAGTCTACGAGAGTATTTCTAATACCCACAAGGGGTCTCATTGGTTTTTGAAAATACATCCGGTCTATAGGAAACTTCAAGTAATCATGGAGTACCAAGATCACAGGCAACAACAGGAGATTCCACATTATTTTCTATGTATAAAATAAAAATGCCCGGTTACGGCGGAAAGCGTATGGAAAAGTATACCCCACTCCCAACTAACGAAGTTGACACTATTGAGAAGCGTTTTGTGATACCAGCGCTACCCAGATTCACTATTGTTCAGCTGACCCTCATCGGTCTCCTCTTGGCCTATGCCTGGACTACCCGCAAGATGAAGCGTGCCACTGTGTCCACTGTGGCCCTTGCGATTGGCCTCCTTCATATGTATGATCACCTTTATCGTGTCAAGCGTGGTGATGAACGTCTCTTTTTCTTCCCCGAAGCGAAGAAGGAGGGTTACTGTGGCGCGTGCCGTAAGTAATTAAAACAACAAAAAATCCTTAAACGTTTTTATTTTGCCATTCAAAATTAATTTATAATACACCTTTTCTACACCAGAAAGACTAATATATCTTAATTTTGATTTTTTAAGAATTTCAAATATATTGTCCTCGGGAGAATAGTCCAATTCTGGTAAAAATTTATGAATGAAATTGATCTTATTTTGGTATATGGATAAATGGTATCTCATAAAAGGATATGCGATTCTGCTCATGTGTAACTTATTTTTTTTCTGTTTAAGTTATTAAATAGACATGTATGATGTCAAAATTATCAGAAGCCCTGATCGTAAAAAAAAGTTCAGGGCCATCCTCGGGGATGGGAGAACCGTTGACTTCGGGGCCAGTGGATACTCGGATTACACCAAACATAAAACACCTTCAAGAATGCGTTCCTATGTTCTTAGGCACGGTGGAAGAGTTCCTAGACGTACTACTAGTGAAAGAGATCCAAAAAAAATTCAAACACTGATGCTCAATGTCAATTCCAGTGATAAAGAGGATTGGAAAATCAGTGGTATTGACGGTGCGGGATTTTGGTCGCGGTGGTACCTCTGGAGTTATCCAGATTTTGAAAGTGTGAAAAAGTTTATGTCAAAGAGGTTCGGAATTAAATTTGTAAACTAATACTAGATGTTTGGCCTAATTGTCATTCCAATTGTATTTTTGATATTTTATCTTCTATTCAAATACAGTAAGGATCTGGGGATAAAAGATGAAGAGAACAAACCACCACCTATAGATCCAAGTGCCCCAGGTGTTCACTACTACAAAGAGTGTGACTACATGGGTGAACACAAACATACGGACCAGGAAACAACTGTGACAGAGGACTTCAAGTCAGTACGTGTTATTGATGGATTTGATGTTAGAGCTTACAGTGTAGATGACGTGGAAGTACTTGTCAACTCAACTAAGGGAGTTACAAGTACGATCAGGTGTACACCTTTCAAGAGTATGGAAATCACACATGATTAATTATTCGCGAGACCTCTTCTTTTGAGATTGGCTCTAAGGTCGGCCATAAGTCTAGCTCGTGCGTTGTTAACGACTGGTTTAGGTGGTGCGCGCATTGGGGGTGGAGGAGGTGGGGGAGGGGCAGTAGCGCGAGACGGTTTGGGTGCACGAGGGGTGGTAGCTTCCGCTTCTCGGAGAACCATTTTACAAACTCTAATAAACTTCTTCGCATCTCTAGCCTGATTTTCTAGTGTTGGTTGAGACTTCTTCTTCTTTCTGTCAATTTTAGCTCGGAGTTCCTTTTTGGTGAGTTTGACGCGTTTACCCTTGACGTCTTTAGTCACCCTGAAGCCTAATTTTTTGACCCTCTCTTTGAGATCCATTTACTATATACGAGAAAATTATTGATACTTGACACCAGCCCTTGTGGCGGCATCGTCAATCTCGTCAACTACCTGCCACGCCCACATACATTCTTCTGTGTTTGCGTCGTGATGTTCACAAATAGTGTGAGCAATGTCAAGAGCCTCATGAAGAATCATTTTTAGACGCACTTGTCTCGTAGTGAGTTTAACGGGTTCATGAAGTGAGGGAGTCTCATACATCTGTTGGAGAGCTACACGTCTAATTTCATTCATTTTCAATTTGTTGTGAAACGCATCACTGTGCTGAGCTCTGCATTTCACAGTGGGTCTAACTCTTATCATTTACTAATACATAGATTTAAAGCTTTAAAGCTTGTAACAAATATGGAATTCATCTACGAAATAGATAATGTTATTTCAAAAGAAATGTGTGACAAGATGATAAAACGTTTCCAGAATGACGACAGGAAAGGACCGTCACAAACATTTGGTGGTGTTCAACGAGATGTTAGAAAATCAACTATTCTACACTTTTCTGGGTTGGATGACTGGAAAGAACTTGACAATGAAGTATTCAAAATTTTTACAAAATGTATAAAGGAATATGGTGAGTTTGTTAATAGTTATACATCGGGGTTAGCTTGTGACGGTATATTTGAAAATCTAGTTGACGAAGGATATTTTATTCAAGAATACCGCCCAGGTGAATTCTACAAATGGCACACAGATGATGCGAAAAAGGAGGGCGTACCTCGCAATCTTACATGTCTACTATACCTGAATACATTAGAGGAAGATCAGGGTGGTACTACCGACTTTTGGTGTGGTAAAAAAGTTAGACCGAAGCAGGGTAAAATGTTGATTTTTCCATCGTGTTGGACATATGTTCATAGAGGTGCACCGGTTAAGAATGGTGGTGTAAAATATGTATGTGGAACGTGGGGGGCTTAGAGATTACAATCAGGTATGTATTATGGAAGCTAGTATAGTAATAACAAAGGTGTTACTCCCACGTATTAGACAACTCGAACAGGAGGTAGCCGAACTAAGAAAGCAAACGTGGCCCTATATTCAGGCTCAAAAAGAAGATATGGGTCTACGCGATTTAGAAGAAATTGTGGAATTCTTCAAAGATCTGGATGATAAAACTATTTTGAAACTCTTGAAAATGAAGAGGAAATTCTCAAGAAATCCAGTAGGACTTCCAGGTAGAGAGATTGATATCGTCATGAACCTACGAAATAATTTTTGTTGATGTATAATAAATGGCTCTTCTATTAGGTTTGTTCTCAGCAGATAAAGTAGAAAATCCCGCGATAATTGACTTTGATGGTGTGGGTCCAGTTATGGAACCCATGTCTCTCACCGGTAATATTAGTTCTATATGTTGTGCGTTACTTGTAATTTACATGACAATGAAAAGCCCTGTAAAAACACCACCTGCACTCATGATGATGTGTTGCTGCTGCTTATCTTGTAGTTCATCTACATCTAAACTTGTAGATGACATGATGAACCGGTTTAGTGGAAAAAATGACCAATCACCTTAAATTTAAAAAAAATCATCTGTTCTGTATAAGTTTACATTAAATGAACCAGTTTTACCAGTCACAGAGACTGCTTCATTTCCATATAACTCCTGACACCCTATGTCATCTATACAATCACGACCATCGTGACTCACAGGGAGTGGGTATAAGTTTTCACCACCGGTCGTGGTGTAGTAGTGGTAGCGATCGCGACGACCTCTAACCTCTTTGCCGTAGAGAGGGAGGGTTTCGTCACCTTCACCGATGAGGACACCCATCTGTTGCATATGACCAGGTTTGTACTGTTTGACGGGAGGCTCCCTAAACTCTGGGCTACGAGATCTCTCTTGACGTTCCATGTGTCTAGGTGGAGGGGGCATCATGGGTACTCCCACTGGAACTTCAACCACTTTTGGATTTTGGTACATGTAGAGTACGACGAGTACAAGTATAACTAAAACACCCCATAGGATCTGTGTAGTTGTGTTTGTTTTTGGCTTTGCCTTAATCTTCATTTATATTTGCAAAGATTTAATTATTTAAAGATTATATTACATTTTTAAATTAATGAGTATAAAATATCTTGAAAGTAAAGATATTCACGTAATCAACGACTTTTTAAATGAACACGATAATCAATTCATTACGGAGTACTTTCATGGTGAAGATGTAAAATGGTATTATGGTCATTGTAGCTATCCGGGGCAGACAACTAGATGGTTTGATTGTGATTTAAGTGACAACCCATTTTTCATGGAATATTTACAAACAAAAATAAATAAAGTAACTAATTGTAAGTGGAATGTGTGTCATGTGTATGCAAATGGTCAGACTGTAATGTTGGATTCTGGTTGGCATAAAGATATTGTGGGTGGTGATACAAATACCGAAAATTATTGGACAGCTCTTTTATATGTAAGTGATATTACACCAGATAACATAGATATAATAAACGGACATACAGAATTTAAAATTAACGGAAAAATACAATCCATAGAACCTTATAAAAATCGTTTAGTGCTATTTAAATCTAATCTTATGCATAGGGGGCGCGCACCTTCTGTTCCTAGTATGTTTAGAATTTCGGTAGCTTGGAAATTAAAGAAGATAGATTAAAAGTATTTATGAAGATACTTGCCATAGATATTGGGTATCATAACATGGGTCTCGTTGTAGCTGATTGCGGTAAAAGTCCTGAGATTGATGTGAAGTATATAAAGAAGGTGAGTCTGGAAGATTATAAGCACTTACGTTCGAATGATATAGTTGACCTTGTTCCCCTTATGGTGGATGATCACAGAAAGATATTTGACGATGCTGAAACAATACTCATAGAGAGACAACCACCTGGTGGTTTTACAAATATTGAAGTACTTTTGAATTACATGTTCAGAGATAAAGTTATATTAGTTTCACCTGTGAGCATGCATGCACATTTTGGTATGAGACATCTAAACTATGACGAACGGAAAGAAAGAACCACTAGTTTAGCTGAAAGATATACGAATGTTAACATCCCATATGAGAGAAAGCATGACATAGCTGACGCCATATGTATGCTGATGTATCACAACTTCAAGATTTCCGTTCACTTCTTTGATCAATTTAAATATTCATCTAAAGTAAATGCCAACAGTGAAACAGATTCAAAGTGCGCGTAAAAAATTGAAGTCTAGACCAAAACCAAGGGGTAACAGCCCCAAGATACCAACAGCTGCTTTACTTCGTATCATAAAAGCCGATCCCAAAGTAAGTCGCAATAAGGAGTTCATGAAGCGTGTTCATGAACTTACGAAGAAGAAGTAGACCTCTTCTTCTTCTTCTGTTCTCCCAAAATCTCTAGGGAATTAACCACCTTTTCTAGAATCTGGGTCATAGTACAAGAACCACCGTCCCTATACTTTCTAAGCTGATCAATGTTGTACTCCAAGGAGTTCTTTTCGTTATTGACCTGCTCAGTGAGAATATTAATACGCTCTTTAGTCTCTTTGATTATCTCATCAAGTTCATCTTTTTCAGATGCAAATTCTACGTCTAGCTTACCGATCATATCTTCCAGGTTAGAATGCTGATTTGTAAGTAGTTCCTTCTTTACTGAAGACTTCGCCCCCATGATACGTCTGTAAATTTCATCCATCTCTTTCTCAATGAGATCAAGGGACTTGATATAGTTTGACTCTATCATTTTCCTATGAGTCTCTAAATGTTGAAGATTGACTGTGTGTTGCGTAAGTTCGTAATGAGAGTTACTCATGAGTTTCTAATTGTTACTAGAATAAAATCTTTATATCACTTCGGAACTTTCCCAGCCACAAGATCTTTAAAATCACCAATAAACATATCAAATCTTCCAAGGCGATATTGTACCAAACCCCATAACATGAAGAACACAGTCTTTGTGAGATTATTTACATCAGTGTCTTCCATCTTATATATGGGGGACACAACTCGGTGCATAAATGTTTCTTCCTTCTGCTGACCAGTCACGTACATCTCAGCTTGTGTGAGTGCGCATGTATCATCATTTACAGACCAGTGATAAAATAGAAAGGGTATGAGGATAGAGTAAAACTCTAGGTTGCGTCTATCATTAGTGAAGGGAATCACGAGAATGGCGATGAGAAAAACAAGGTGGATCCAAAATATTATGTTCATCTATTATAAGATGAGCGAAGAAAATTTTGCTAGTATGTCTACATCAGCTCTCAAGGAAAAAGAACTCGAAATGAGAGAAAAAAGTTGGAACGATCAACATGAAACTATACTACGTCAATGGGGTGAGGCTTCTGGGTGTTATAGATATATGAATCACAGGGCATATCTGATGTACAAGTCGCTCTCTATGCGTTTCACTTTACCTGTTATTGTTCTATCAACCATCACCGGTACAGCGAACTTTGCTCAGGATCAATTTCCAGAATCAATACAGCCTTCTGTACCAGCTATAATTGGTGGTCTTAACTTGGTAGCTGGTCTTGTCGCAACGATTATGCAGTTCCTAAAGATTAATGAATTAATGGAAAATCATAAGACAGCGGCATTGTCTTATGGTCTCCTATCTCGGAATATTCGTCTAACATTGGCTTTATCTAGACGTGAGCGTAGCGCGGACGGTTTAGATTTTGTAAATACATGTAAAGCTGAATATGATCGTCTGATTGAACAGTCGCCATCCGTTCCATCAAGTATTCTTAATGACTTTGACAAGGAGTATCCATTAGACAACATATTCACTAAACCAGAGATTCTTAATGTGAGATCCATCCCAAAACTTAAAATTGCGAACGTAACTGAACAGGTAACAAGGGGTGGTCCATTTAGTAAATGGGGAGAATTAGTCAAATCTAAAAGTGAGTACAATGAAAAGACGAAACTTTTAGAAGAGATGGAATCTGAAGGAAGTGAAGAAGAGGAGGAAGACGCTAAATCTGCGGTGTCTGAAGAAGAGATAGACGTTGAGCAAGGTACACCAAAAGAATGAGAACAACGATATTAGTTAAAGCGGCACATAATGCATATGGTAAAATTTTCCTTTTTAAAGGTTTTACGATACGTTCTTGTAGTGCGTCATTTTCAAGCACCAAATCTATGGCTTGATTAGTAAGGTCATCAATGGACTCTTTCATTAAAATAGTTGAACAAAAAAAAGAAGAGCCTATTGCCACACTTCATACGAAGCAGATTGACTTATTGAATAAGTATATTAGTCAGAGAAAGAATGTATTCATCTGTGGTTCGTCCGGTGTAGGAAAAACGTTCGTCTTGAAGTCTGTGCTGAATGAACGGAACAGTGTGGAGATAGAGAAGGATCATCTAAAGTCTAAATCACACTTCCTTACGTTCATCAAAACAGCACCCAAACATGCATATATAGAAGACTACGATTCCGACTATAAGAGTCTAGTAGAGAAGGTATCGGATGGTGACCGTGTATCACGTGGATCCCTTGTGGTTACATCTACGAATATGTGTATGTTTCCAAACTTTGAAACAATTTTTATAGCTAGACACAAACCCGAAAAACTATTAACTCTAACAGGTGATAGATCACCCCTTGTTGAGAATGCTGCGTTGAGATGTAACGGAAATATCAGAGACTTCTTCTCCTACATGGAGGGATATGATGAAAAAGATGTTTTCAAAACACCGAAGGACTACATCAAAGATATTCTCAGTGATCCAAATCCTATAGGTATTCCTGACTCTATTTATGAACATGGACACATTTGGGACATTTTTCAGGAAAATTATTTGGATTCTGAAGGTGTAGATGTCACACCCACGGCGTTTTCATTTTCTGATGCGGACATGTACGATACAAAAATGTACACCACCGGTGACTGGAATCTCATGCCATATTTTGTTCTAAACGCTCTAGTGATCCCCAAATCAAAACAGGGTCGGGTACTTGACAGGGATAAAATTAGACCTGGAAGTTGTTGGACAAAGTACGGAAATTTCAAGATGCGAAATCAAAAGTACAAAGAGATTCAAAAGAGACATGGTCATAATCTACATATAGAGGACCTTTGTCTCATAAAGAAGTATGCGGAAAATGGAGACATACAACCTATGATGGATTATGGTTTAAGCCCTCAGGATTTTGATGTGATGAATCATTTAGCAGTAGGAAGTAAGTTAAAACAGAGAGACGTGACAAGAGTAAAGAAAGCATTGAAAAATGCCTATGAACAAAGAGAAAGTTGATGATGATGATGATTCTCTCGATTGCACAAAGACAATCGGTAACGAAATCCATTTCTATGGTGAGATTACACCCGAGAATACCCTAGAGTTTGTAGAGGCTTTCAAGAAACTAGAGGTTCAGCTTCTCAAACATAAGGCAGACCTCATTGGATATGAACCACAGATCCGTGTTCATATCATGAGTGAAGGTGGTGATGTTTACTCCGGATTTGCACTCAAGAATATCATCGAAAAGTCTAGGGTGAAGGTTATCACTATCGCCCAGGGAGCCTGTTGCTCTGCGGCCACTTTCATGTTCCTAGGTGGTTCAGAACGTCGCATGGGTCAAAATGCATACCTTCTGATTCACCAGATTTCCACAGAGATTTGGGGAGAGTACAAAGATCTCAAACATGAGATGAAGAATTGTGACAAGCTCATGAATGACCTCAAGAAGATGTACATGTCAAAGACTGACATCCCGGATAGGAAGTTTAAGAAATTGATGAAGAAAGACCTCTATTTGTCGGCATCAAAGTGTCTAAAGTATAAGATCGCTCACGCGCTTGACTAACGGTGACATATCTGCGATAGAGGCCTAATAAACATAAAACCAAAAACAGTATTGCAAATGTATTTGTATTCATAGGCACATTTGTGCGTTCTGGTGGCCTAAGTCGCTCCATTCTACCGTAATTTACAACTGGAAGTGAAGACATCCTATTTAAAGTTGAGAAATTATTCAAACGTATAATGGAACGCCTTATCCGCAAAGACAAGAATGACCGTGAAAGATTCACCGATATCCACGTTGAGAAACTCAATGACGGTACCGCTGATATCGTGAAGACGAGCGGTATGGTTGGCAGTGACAAAGTCACTGTCTCGCGTACCAATGTGAAGACGGGTTACGAGAAGGCTCTCACTCGCGCCCAGACCATGTGGAACAATGAGCATACCAAGTGCAACCAGGTGTTGCCTATGCTCGCCAACAAGTGGGAAGATCGTCAACAATACATCTCCACACCCTTCTACGTTCAACCCAAAATTGATGGAGTTCGTCTACTTGTCTCCAAGAATGGGTGCTTCTCACGAACTGGTAAACCTGTTAAGGGGGTTGAACATCTTTGTGATGGCCTCAGAGAAGGTGAATGGTTGGATGGTGAATGTTATGCACCTGACAAGACCTTTGAGGAAATTACAAGTGTGTTCAAGACAAATCCAAAAGATTTGGACTTTCACATCTTTGACTATTTTGATCTTGAAAGACCTAATCTAACCTTTGAAGAACGCATGGATTGTATCAACATTGAAACATTCCTCGTAAAGAAGAAGTCTGATGTGAAGACGTACCACGACCTCTTTACTTCAAGGGGTTACGAAGGTGTTATGATTAGAGATCGTAATAGTACGTACGAAGTTGGAAAGCGAAGCAATTACCTTCTCAAGTATAAGGAATTTCAGACAGAGGAATATGAAATCGTTGGTGCAAAGACGGGTCATGGTAGGGATGCTAACGCCGTTGTTTGGATGTGTAAAACTCAAGATGGACAAGAGTTTACTGTGAGGCCAGAGGGTACTATTGCTCAACGTGAAGAGCACTACAAGAACCACAAGAAGTACCTCGGAAAGATGCTCACAGTTCGTTTCCAAAACCTCACGGCTCTCGGTGTACCCAGATTCCCTGTCGGTGTGTGTATTAGAGATTATGAATAATATTAAGGTAAATAAATGAACAGCAAAATTGCCATAGATGTAGATGAAGTTCTCGTACACTTTTTGAAACCTATGGCCAAGAGGAGGGGAGTGAAGTTACCTAAAAATCAAAAATACAATTACCTTTATAGAGAAGTTTTTAATTGCACAGAAGAAGAATCCCAAGTAATACTTCACGATTTTTACACGTCGGAAGACTTTCGCAATCTAAAGCCCATTGAGGGGTCTCAGAGGGCTATGGAAAATCTAAATATGATCTTTGATAAAATGTATATCGTTACGGGTCGTCAAGAAATTGTTAGGGAACCCACCGAACTTTGGATTGATCATTTCTTTCCAGGTGTTTTTGATGATGTCATTCTCACAAATAGTTTCACAGAGAATGAAATCAAGAAGGTTGACGTTTGTCGCGCTCTAGGTATTGGTTGTATAATTGATGACAGTATAGGAACGTGTAAAGAATGTATTGAAGGTGGTGTGGATGCTTTAAACTTTGTAGGTGAGGATGTATATCCATGGTGTGAAGAGAGTGAAATTAGTATAAAAGGATGGAACGTACGACAGGTATAATGTCTCTCGGTCTCATCGGTCTCGGTTCTATTGGGGGTAACCTCGCTCTAAACATCCAGAAGTCTCAGGAACTCAATGTGTGTAATCGTTCACCCGAAAAGGTAAAGGCGATTGTCAAGAAGTCTGCCCACGTGAAGGGCTACGAAAATGTTGAAGAGATGGTTTCTGATATGAAGGAGCCTCGCACGATTATCACAGCTCTCCCACATGGGGAGACGACGGATACTATGGTGAAGAAACTGAGTTCGGTGATGTCCAGGGGTGACACTATCATGGATTGTTCGAATGAGTTTTACCGAACATCCAGGAATCGGGGTGCGTTCTGTCAATCCAAGGGTATTGGGTACCTTGGAACTGGTCTCTCCGGTGGTGCAGAGGGTGCTCGCCTAGGTCCCGCACTCATGATTGGTGGACCCCAGAAGACGTTTGAGGAACACGAGGATCTCTTCAAGTCTTTCGCCAAGAGTTACGCATATATGGGTGAGGACTATGGTGTTGGACACTTTACTAAGATGGTACACAATGGTGTGGAATACGGTATGCTTCAAGGTATCGCCGATGTGTACGCCTACTGTAACCAAGATGGTTACTATATGGGTCAGGTTCTCAAAAGGCTTGAAAACACAGACATCTACGGCTATCTCACAAAGTCGGCTATGGATGTACTTCATGAATACGATCTTAACAAGATTGCTGATATCGGACACATGAACAACACAGGTCTATGGTGTTCAGAGATTGGTCTAGAGTATGGCATTCCTACACCTACCATTAACTCAGCGGTAAACTCAAGATTTACGAGTCGTAACATCAAAGCTGTCAATTCTACCGATCATAAGAATTGCGCCATTGACTTTGGGATTGCAGTGGATTCCCTTCGTTTTGTTTTCGCGACATCCCTCTTGGAGGGCTATGACCTAATGGAGACACGACATGTTTGTGATGAGAATATCAAACAAGCGTGGTCCTCTGGTACAATCATAGAATGCCCGATGATTGGTGGAGACTATCGTACAATCATTGAAGAGACGGCTGAAAGTGCACGAGTCATGATGATGTATTGTACAGCTGCGGGTATTTCCTGTCCAGCTATTCAAGCTGCTCTCACTCAATATGATTTTATACATCAAACTTCAACTTCAATGAAGTTTATCATGGCGCAACGCAACTACTTTGGTCAACACGAAATTATGGAGGCGTGATCCCATAGATAATCAACCTCTTTCTCTTTTAGAAATATATCACTGTTACCGCATTTGATTTCCCTGAGTACATTTTCGTATGCGCACCCACCCATGTCTAGGTTCCATTTATCATTATCATTCATGAGAATGTACTTGTCCCCAGGAACCATCTTGGCGAGGTCTGCTTCTAATTCAACACCCCTGTAGTTCAGTCTGATTTTACATTCCGTAGGTGCTGTACCCTTGTACTCTATGTTTCTCGCAATTTGAATTATTTCTGGTGGAGATGCCGCCAGTTCTTTTAAGATTTCTTCACGATTTCTAAACGTATGTTTTGCGATAATTGTTGCAAATAATAAGACACAATGACTTTGATACATGTCCCCCACTATACCCACAGTATCAAAGTAATTAATCCTCTCATTCATGTCTCCACTTTCATGAAGTTTGATTTTGATAGACTCGAGTTTCTTTGGAGTCTGAATACATTTCAAAACATCTTTCCCGAGATAATGATCATTGTACACTACTTTCAAATCGTTTTCATCAATGAAGTCTTTGATTCTCTCAAAGTCGTATTTGGAGTGACCATGAGGTTTCTCAAGGATATAGGTCGCATCAACGAGGTCTAAATAGGGTTCTACATTTTCACAAAAGTTGTGTGTGGGTATAGACATATACGCCACAACATTCTGAACATCCCTCAAATGTTCCAAATTTGTCACCTGCTGTCTAGAAATGGGAGTGTGAGGACAATCCAATTTCTTGAGAGCTGGGATAATACGTGTTCTCGCCAGGTGTCCCCTGGCACCAAAAACTAAACAGTGATTCATTACTATAATTAAATACTATTTAAAAAAGACGGTATATAATTTATAAATGGTTCACAAAAAACAAATATTTCTGTTTGATGATGCCATACCAGAAGAAACCTGTAACAAGTATATAAATCTACTTGATAATACACCAGATCTTGACGAAGAAAAATGGGGGGATAACACAAATGTTCAATGTAAATTTTTACCTTCCCCACCAACTAAGGAAATGGATGATGAAATATACCAGATAGTAACTCGTATTGCATCTAAGGTTCAAAAATGCAACCCATCAGTCAAAATCTCAACTGATTCGGGATACCAACTTAGAAAAATACATGGTGAAACACGGTTGCATAGTGATGGAACTCAACCTAGTTGTGATGAAACAAGGTCTATGAGTCTTATAATAGCTCTCAATGATGATTATGAAGGTGGTGAGATGTATTTTCCAAATCAGGAGTTCAAGATTAGACTTAAGAGAGGACAGGCAATAGCATTCCCACCTTATTGGACACACCCACATGGTGTTACCGCACCTTTAAACGGTACATACAGATATACTATCAATACATGGTTTCTTGAAAATAAAAAGAATAATATTGACTAACTATATGAAACACTTTTACGCTATTCTGTTTTCTGTTATTTTGGGGTATGCATATTATGAGATGATGGAAGCTTCTTTACCCACGGAAACTAATTGTAGTTACATGGCTGCACCTATGACAGACCTCCTAGCGTTTTTGTGGGGGTTTGTACTTATGGGCTATGGTGTGAGATATGACAATGCTGTACTGACTCTCATGGGTTGCACGATTATCATTGAACATATTTTCCAACTTAAGAGAAAAGTATAATGTTCGCCCTCCTATGCAAACCAATTGCTGTTCCGATACCTAACGGAAATGTCGCCCTTCGCGCTAAAGATTGTCGTGTAGCATATGTAAAGCCATCTCAAGTTCAGGAAGGTATCTATGAACTTGAGATACTTGAAGCACCTCCAATAAACGTTAGCGAGTCAGATTAATCATTTTACCCGTCTTTGGTTTCATAAAAATAACTTCATCACATTCACCACCCTTCATGACCATCTGTGCCTCACCACAAGTAGTTCCAGGTTGTTTGTGACGGTCGCACACAATTTCAGTTCTTGTTGTTATATCCATTCTCTGACTGTAGCCGATGAATGTCCTGTCAACGATGCCATCCTTATCAAGAGATTCAACTGTAGCTTTCCAAGAATATTTACCAAATTCCCAATACTTGGTATCATCCGTAGGTGGTGGTGGGGCATCTAAACTCGCAGCCTTACGTCGTCCACCAAAACGTCGTTTAATTGAAACAACTGGGCGTGTCAGAGTCAACATTTAAAAATAATCTAATCATAGTTTTAAGTTATTTTTACTATTTGGGGTATGTCAAATAGTAAAAACAATGAATGCATTCAAAGGGTTTCGAACCCCTGACCTCAAACTTACTAAGTTTGCGCTCTAAGACCACTGAGCTATGAATGCGATACCGCCCCCCACGCTGATTAATATACACATTAATTCTTTAAGTTATTTCTTCCCAAAATCTGTCTTAATCCGAGACTACTACTAGTTAACTTATTATTATAAAATTTTTAAAACTAGTATATACTTCTAAAGTTTCCTCTATAGGAAAAATAAAAGTTCAAATGTGGTAGTCCCGAATCGTTACAGAATTTCTCGAATATCTAAAAAATGAAAAACCCCAGGCCATTCGCATCAATTGTCACGTGATTATTTTCTCAGGTATGGTATGGATCATCAACCAACTATTTTCTACATCTTAGAAAATGAAAGCCTTGGGACTTGGTGGGTCGGTAAAATGACAATAACTTTAGATGAGTATGGAATGTGTCCATATAGGTCTATATCCCAAGGTGAACTAAATGAAAAACTGGGAGATAAATACACCTTACTTAATCCATACCTAACACTGGTTACCCTCAATAAAGGATGGAATTCATGTTATGGCGTTGAGAGGTGGCTCTCTAAACTTGAATATAAAATCAACAAAGAACCTGAACATTACAAAGAACTGAAGAAACTTCTCGTGGCTGGTTGGGATGACAATGATTTCACAGAAACTTCCACACTTAGTGTCCTACATGTCCTTAAAGAAAAACAACCTATAGATGAGATTTTCAAGAAACTTGTAAAAAGCCGTGAAGGTCTCACCAAGTGTCTCAACACCACCAAATATACGACCTATGAAGAGAAGAAAAAAGATCCCACCTTTATGTATAAGCGTTCGCGCAAAGAAGTCTTACACCAAATGGAAAAGACTAAGAAATTACCGAAGCAATCAACACTTGATAAGTACCAAATTAAAGAACATGAGATTAAAGAATGTATGGGTCCTACGGGGATTATCTATAAGATTCACTGTGAAGTATCGGGGAAATCGTATATAGGTAAGACTATTCAGCCTCTAAAAACGCGTATTCAACAACACAAAGGCAATAATAAAAATTCATGTCGTGCTTTATCTGAAGCCACCCAAGAGCACGGATGGGACAACTTTAAAGTTTCCGTAATTTGGGAAGGAAATGCTACTATACTCGGTGAAATGGAGAGGAAACTCATCAGTGAACATGGAACATTAGAACCTGGGGGATATAACATACGTGAAGGTGGTGGGAGGAGTGAAAGGGTCTCTGACACGTCAAGAAAACTCATGATTGAAAAACAAAGGGAAATTAGTAAGCGGAGGGGTGGACTTCTTGGAAAAGTGGTTCAAAATAAATCAAAAAAAGATGGAAATGTGAATTCATGGTCTGTCCGTGGACATATAAATGGTACATCATATAAACTCGCTGGTCCATTTAAGACAAAAGAAGAGGCTATAGAGGTTCAGAAAAAGTTTACAGAAGATCCAGATGGGTTTGAAATACCCCCTCCTAAGAGAGTTGGGAACGGTATGGCTGATGGTATATATTATCGTAAGGATCGTAATAAATGGCAAGTTTCACCACCATGTATAGAGGGTAAAACTGTAAGTATCGGGATGTTTAAGACAGAGGAAGAAGCTAAAGAGGCTTTAGAAAGGTATAGAAAAGATCCAGAAAAATTTGTGAAACCCGAAAAGGGTGACAAAGGGGTCACATTCAAAAAAAATGAAAATATGTGGCAATCGTCATTTTATGATGGTAAAAAAAATAAGTTTCTTGGAAAATATACAACAAAACAAGAAGCTATAAATGCGAGAAACAAATACTTGGAAGATCCCGAAAATTTCGTAAGACCTAATCAAAGAGTATCACCTGGGCTATGTGGTGTTTCATATAAGAAAAAATCTGGTAAATGGCAGGTTTCACCCCGGGTTGATGGAAAAAATATATATTTAGGAATATACAAAACAGAGGAAGAGGCACGAGAAGTCCTTGCTAAATTTAGAGAAAAGACGATTTTGGAATAAGGAAAACTCATTCTAAAAACGTTTCTACAGAGATTTGAACTCTGGACCTATGCATTTCTGACACTTGTACGATTTTTTATTTCGCAAAATTACAAGACTAAATAAGCCGTAACAGTGCATCGCTCTAAAACCGGGCTGAGCTATAGAAACGCAGTCTGTAAAAAATACAAACTACAATTGCGCTATTGATATACGGCGACTTTCCTCTCGCTAAGATTCGAACTTAGATTGGACAGATCTATAGTCTGATGCATAGCCAGTCATGCTCCGAGAGGGAGCTCCCACGTGGATTCGAACCACGGGTGGTGGATTCAAAGTCCACAGTGTTTGACCAACTACACCATGAGAGCTGGAGTGGCAACTTCCTCACTCGTTCTATCTATATTAGGAGTCTCTTCTTTAAGCTCATTTATATATTTAAATCCAATCAATGAAATTGAAAAAAGTCCAGCTGAAGTGTTGGCTATGATCATTGGAATTACACCGTAATACACAGAATATACAAGACCCATAGAACTCGCTACCATATTCAGTCCAAGAAACTTGTAATCAATAGCATTTGTGTCCTTTTCCTTGTATACATGATGTACTTGGGGTATAAACATGATGGAGATCAGGATTGCACTTGTCAGACCAATACCATCAATTGCATTCATCTTACACTAAACTAATTTCTAATGTTTAAGTAGGTATGTTATCAATTCTCATACTAGTACTTATGGTAGTTTTAGTATTCTTCTACTACAAAAGAACTAAAATTAAGGAATATGATTACAAATGTTTTCTGTTGACTCTACCAAAGGAGGAAAAAAGACGAGAACGTTTCATGAAACATCATAGCTCAGAAGTACCAATTGAAATTATATATGGTTCAGATACACGAGATATCAAAAATGCAAGAAAGTTTGAAAACCAAATTGAGGGAGAATACTTTGAGAAAGCTGTTGAAATGCACTACAATAATAAAGTAAAAAGGCCCGACATCACATATTTTAACATGGGTGCTATAGGGTGCTTTATGGGTCACTTGGAGTTTTACAAGAGGTGCTTCGATCAGGGATTAAAGTATGCTGTCATTTTTGAAGACAATGTAATTATAAAGTCTAACCATCTCTATAATGAAATACAAAATATCATAGACGAACGAGGTGACGAATTTGAAATGTGTTTCTTTCATTGTCTTTCGCGACTACCCGATAAACAGGATGGTAAATTAGAAAAGGTTAAGTGGATTTCTAGTACCAAGTGTTACCTCGTCAATGTAGAAAACATGAAGAATTACGTAAAGTATTTTTTGCCTATGGACAACCATATTGACATGAAGCACGAAGACCTCATCGCAAAGGGTGCGCGTATCTACTACAAAGACATGCGATGGTATATGAAAATTGATAGGACTCACAACAGTACTATCGGACATTCTCACCACGGTCGTCCAAATTTCTTATCAAAAAACCATCCATCTGCAACTCCACGTGATGTCAAATACGGGTACTAATGTACACAGGTCTCTCAGTTCTAATGATGGAGAGTCCCAAGTTTAGAACAGTCTTAGCCAACCGCGATTTTACGAAGACAGTAGTATAGTCAATGTATCTTCTTGAATTCGGGCGATGATTATCAAGAACCTCCTTCATAGAGAGGACCCTCCCAAGTGAAACCTTTTTACACTCAGTAACATCTATGACAAACTGTACAGGCTTCTTGTAGGACCACGCGTGTGTAAACATGCTATCCAAGTCATGGGGTGTTGTGGTGTCCCTAACCTTCATGGTGTATTGGATACTCATTACGAATTAGCAACCTTATAATACGCTGAAGATAAGTTTCTCCACAAAACGTCCCTCACCCAATTGAAGTATCCACCAAAATTCCTACAAGTGTAGTGACTAAGGCGGTCATCACATGATTTATTGATAAAGTCCATGATAAGGAGTAACCGTTCACCCCTCTTGAACTCAACTTTATGTAAACAATTATCAGCCTCTAAGAATACACCCATATTCTCTTTGAATGGGAACTCTTCATGACCCTCTATGGAAAATGTGGTATCGCTTGTATCATGAATGGGGATAACTAAACGATATTGTTTCACGTGTGGTCCATACCTTTTGATGTCATGGTGATAGTTTTCGTAGTACTGTGCATTCATACCCTCAAAATAATACCTAATCCAACATCTCTGCAAATCTAGGGAATTAACGGGATACAACTGTTCACCAACAACTTGTGACAATTGTTTCAAAAACTTTTCATTCGAATAAAAGTTTAATTTTACATCTTCATTCAAATTCTTATTGTTCTTAGCCCTTAACAAAAACGTATCAACGAGTTTTTGACGACACGTATCAGAAAGTATATCTTCAACTATGACAAATCCTTTACCCTTCGTGACCTGATCACTACGGGTATTGACATCACAGTTCAACTCTATATTGTCCACCTTTCTCTTATAAAGGAGAAATGGAATCACAAACACGAATATCAATAGTGTCACAACGAAAATCATCTACTATATGTGTATAAAAAGTTTTGTCATTTAGAGACAGAGACAAAAAAATATTACTAATAAAAAATTTTGAAACTAGTATATACTTTAGAAGTTTTCCTCATATGAAAAAATAAAAAATTTGTCCCGTGTCCCGAAACGACTAAACTTTTTCTTCGTTTTTCTTTTCTTCCTTTTTCAGTCTCTTTTTTTCGTTGAGTTCTTGTCTATTCTTTTCTCGATAATTTAGAGCCGCCCTCTGTCTCGCGGTCAACTCTGAAGGGTCTTTGTTCCTGACACAACCTGCACTGATCTTACATAATCTGTATTCGTACCCTTGTGGAGCTTCTGGTGGTGTCTATTATAGAAAGGATCGCAACAAATGGACAGTTATGCCGTGTATCAACGGTAAAAACGTATACATGGGTTCATATGAAACCCGAGAAGAGGCGCGTGAAGTTCTCACTAAAGCATTTTTGTAACGAGGAAAACCCGTTATAAAAATACCCCTGCTGGGAATCGAACCCAGAAATTGACTTCACTCTTTGGATGTTACTCCAATACTAGCATACGCTATGGTATAAGAATCATATGATAACCGTTTCATTACAGGGGTTCAAAACTCGTAAACCGTCACAGTAAATCGTCCTCGCTGTTTTACCATGGGTTCTAGGAAGAGTTCTCGTATCTTATCTTTACCACGGGGTGTACCTTTAAGTAACTTCATTTGTTTATCAATGAGGGCTTCTGATCTAAACACGACATTTGAAGTTTCCAGGTACTCAACGCCATCTGTAGTGACTATAGTGACGTTGTTGGGTGGTGATGTTTGAGCCCCTATGAATTTTGGATCCTTATAAATATCCCTGAACATTCCAACTTACACTATATTTTCATTTTTATTAAGTAAAACAATATTGAAATCAGTACTATGCTTACCAATATATTAAACCTCATTTTAGATTCTGATAAAGATATATATCTTGGATTAAATTGTGTATCAACTACCAGTTTGTTAAAGTTCTTATTAAACTGTATATGTTCAATATCGTTTATGTTTTTATAGTCATACTTAGCACCGGTATTCCATATTGAAGAGTATCTATAAATGCCAAAACCACTGAAAGCTGAATCAACGCGTACGTACCTATTTAATTTAGTTATAATTGGTATCAATTTGCGTGTTGGAGTTACAGCTGATGTATCATAAGGTAAACCATTTCTCTCTCTGGACATTCCAAAGATTCCATCTACATCTTTGTGAGTTTCCATATATTGAAACATATCAATGAGACCCTTTTCATCGTATTCTAAAAAGTCCATATCTAACATGCATACATAATCGTATATAACACCTGAATTTATAACAGCGTCAATCCCCTTTTGACGAATGTACGCGAGACGACGAACGCGTTTACTACAATTGTCTTCGTTCCTACTACACAACTCAACAGAACTTTTATTATCTAAATCTAGGGTGATGACATTTTTGATACCCGAATCTCTCAAAATAATCTTCGTGTTGTCAACACTGTTGTTTTCAACGGCATAAATATCCTGGTTATATTTTTTGATAGTGTTTAAGTTCTTCTCAAGGTATTTTTCACCATCCTTTACGATAAACACGAATGCTATCTTCATACTTTTAGCTTATAAAATATTATGAGTACACATAAGATACAAGACAGTACCACTGTAAAGTCCATAACCTTTTTAATGTTATCGTAACCAGGTTGAACTTGTTTATCTATACCAGATGGTTTGACTATCAGGTTATCCAATAAAAAATAAACACAACCCCAACCCTCCTTGGCGTTTTCAGTCTCTACGATTTTTTGATATGCAAGTGGAAACTTGTAAGTATATTTGGAAAGATGTCTATTTGTCTCAAAATCCGAATGTCCCATCATGAAGTCGTGATCTATCGCATACTTCATAAACTTTTCATTGTATACATCCGCATGTGACGCTGAATTGTACATTAGTAATTGATGTGTTTTACCGGCAATCACATCTGTTGGAAGTGGTAAGCCGAACGTAGTTCCCAAATTGTATATGTCGGGATTTTTCTCTATAAAAAAGGTATTCAAATCTTCAACAATTTCTGGATCCCTGATACGTTCGTCAAACTCACAATCATCTTCTAAAACGAGGATCCTCGTGTACCCCCTGTCAAGCGCGTGTTTAAACACGGTCTTGTAGGCATCTTCTAAATCAATGTTGGGTTTATTCTCACGCAACGTTTTATCACACTTCTTGTAACCAAAGTTATACTGAAAAACAACACGAGAAGTTGGTTCAGCTTTCATGATGTGCTGATATATTTGATGTTCTCTTGGAGAGTCGTGCATGATGAGGACATATGTACAGTTCACACTAGGATCCAAGTTACCCTTTGGAAGTTTGTAGTCTCTGTAGTAGTAACAGCTGTCCATTACAATACTTTAGAAAATTACTTTTCGGGTTCAATAACTTTGAGTTCATATTTGTTCTCCCCACCATAGACAAGTTTCTTGTAGAGCTTCTTCATGAACTCGGGCATATTGTTACCATTTGCGGTCACATCAGAAATACCAGGTAAAAAGCAAGACATGCGTCTGTAAAAGAGGGTATTCTTGTCAGAAGTATCCTTGGAGGCATCACCAACGCGGTAATACTGTTTATCAAACTCACCAATGTTTTCTAAATCCTCTCTGTGTGTCACCTTCATCTGGATCCTCTTGTTGTCGTTCTTCGCGTTGATGGCACCGGAGTGAATCAGGTTTGCGTCAAAGAGGACGGCTTGCCCAGGTTCACAACCAACGCTCTTGATTGATTTTGTGATGTAAATCTTGTTTCTCTCTTTGTGGGACTTGGGGATCACATCTAGACACGACTTCATCTCTTCCAAAAAGAAGATGATAGTGTATGAGGGATGTTTCATCTTAGGGTTCAACACAGTTCCATTCTCATCACGGTGGCAGGTGGATACACTAGACTTCTCAATAGAGAAAATATAGTCAGTAAATACATAGTCATCACCCAGGATACCTTGAAGTCTTTTTATGACCACCGGATGTTCGTGTATAAACTTCTTAGCCTCAATGTATTTCTTGGAGTCAATGAGACCCAAGATGTAGTTGATCTCACTCTCACTGAATGCATCAAAGACGTGAAATCCACTATCAACAACTTCCTCTGTCTGAATAAAGTGAACATGATTAGTTGTAGTCGCATACATACAAACTATTAGTAAAATCAGTATCAATATATATCTCATTTTACTTCTAGTATATTAAAATATTAATTTTTAGACACTCTCCATTCTGTGGAGTTCATCTCTAGAACCATTGTCGTGACTCTTACGCCTTATTGTGTTAAACGCACCCAGCCATCTATTTACAGTTCTATGCGATGCAATTTGTGAATTAGTATCATCACTGACGATAATACTCAAACCATTACATACATCCGGCTTATTCACACGATCTGGAAATTCTATATTGAAAGCCTGAATAGAAATAGCGGGTATATCAGGAGCGTCGTCTAAAAGACGGTCATACTCCTCTCTACACTTCTTAACAAATTCTATAACACATGTACGATCACCTTCATCTAGAGACAATTCCATATCTATATTTCTATAGTATTTAGAATACTGTACACACATGAGAGAATGTGCATCTGCTAACGTTGAACTTTGGCTAAACTTGGATATACTCGTCAATATACCTGCGAGTACATTTAGGAATGCAAACATATATTGAACGATCATGATCTTGTTCTTAGTCTCCATTGATACATCTTCATTACCACTTGGGTTGAGGACAGCAAAACCACCAACACCTGTTATTGAAGCTATAACAATACTTGGGTATGCCAGCCAGTCATTTTGATTCTTATAGTGTAAACGTGCGTGATTATGTAGCCACCTATAACCAGCAGCGCGTTCAGCCCAAGATTTTAGAAGCTTCTCCTGCTTCTCACACCAGGGGTGTGTTTCCTTTTGGGTTGCCATTAGATTATACATTTATTTAAATATCATCAGTATAAGAATGTAAACCTAACTTAAACTTTTGGTAAAGAAGAGCGTGTGGATCAGATGGGAATGTATTACTGGTAAGGGAAATATTTGTTTGATAATTATCCTCACCATAAGTTTGGACGCTCTTTCTGGCGTCATATTCATCTTTATTCGTAAAGGTATGCATCGCCGACATTAAATAATATTCACAAATTATATTACTATCATCAGTTTCGCGATAGTTCTTCGTAATCATTATTTCTGAAGTGTGAATAGAAGAGTAAATGTTAGACGTTGGTGTGTGTATAATTACACCCATTTTAATATATTTAGACATTTTTTTTTGCGCATGATCGCGCAAGTTTGTCCACCTCCTCGTTTAATGGATTTCCGTTATGAGCTTTCACCCATTTCCATTCAACTTCCTTCATCTGACCTCGGAGTGTATCAATCTGAATCCAAAGTTCTTTGTTCTTTACATCCCCACCTGAGGATGTTTTCCACCCATTCCTCTTCCAATTGTGAATCCATTGGGTGATACCCTGTTTCACGTAATTGCTATCTGTGTAAATACGTACATCTAGATAATTTCTATGAAGGCACTCCTCAAGGGCTTTAACAACCGCAGTCATCTCCATCTGGTTATTTGTGGTATTAGACTGTCCAGCACAGAGTTTAAAGTTATCACTAACCACACCCCAGCCACCACGTCCAGGATTTCCGAGACAACTTCCATCAGTGTAAACCTCATACATGATTACACTTCATAGCTATTTTCTAAGTCTATTGTACACTTAAAAACAAAAAAACATAAATTGTCAGTGTATAATAGGGATCATCAATGAAACTAGCGATCATGCGTCCAAACATGGCAGTTAGGAGGAAGAGAATAAAACTTTCTCGTAGAGTGGTTCACGATTTGAAAGAAGTGAGTAAGTTATCTTCTGTCAAACAGTGGGAATATGCTGGTAATATTAAGTACAAAAATTTCAGGTTTAGTAAACCAAGTATTGTTACATCAAAAAAACGAAACCGAGTTGAAGGTCCTGAAATTGAAAGAGTATGGTATTCTGAAATGTCATTTCACACACACCCAGGTATTGGTCATCATGATGGGACTGTTTGTGAGAATACACCAATTTTCGCAACTCTCCCCAGTAATGCAGATTTTGAAGCATATATAAAGGGGTTCCCCGAAATGCAGGTCAATATAATTTGCGATTCACATGGGTATTACGTTATTAATATTCTTAAATCGGTGTATATGAGAACAACACCTTTACCCATGGCTGTACATGATTACATGAAAAAATTACGTAGTACACCATTCATGCGTATTTGTGTATTTTCAGATGACGGGGTTGAATACTTTCAAACAACTGTGAAAAATTGGAAAAGAGAAATTAACGAAAAAGTTGACCCGGAAATGATGAAACTTTTTGGAATATCAATTCATTATTATGGATACAATGATGAACCACCAATCGTCACTGTTTATCGGGACGATCCTTGCCAGATTTAAAGAATTTTTGAAATGGACAATCTTTACACTGCCTGTGACGTGTTGCACACTTAACTGCATCCGGGGTTTTCATACACGGCTTTGGTTTTTCTTTCACTTTCTGAAAGCGAGTAGCAAAACAACGAGGCTGAAGGATCATATTATGATGACGTAGTTCGTTTTTAAATGACATTTTTCCATGTGATTTAAAAATGAAGATTTATTTAATTTATTTTGAAAAACTAAGACTAAATGCTTAGTTGGAGAACGCGAGGCCACCCATACCCGACTGGATGCGGAGGACGTTGTAGTTCACAGCGAACATGTGCATGGTGGTGGACGCGATGCCGGAGGGCACGGTGACAGCGACCTGCGCGTTATCGATGCGCGAGAAGTTGCAAGTGCCAGTAGGCTGGTGCTCCTCGGGCTTGAGCGCGAAGGAGTACGAGTACACACCGGGGTAAGGGTTACCGGAGTGGTGGTTGTAGGCCTGGACCTGGTTGAAGTACTTACCCTTCTGGGCCTTGAAGCGGTCCTGACCGTTGAGGATGAGCTTGAAGTCGGTGAGGGGACCGACAGTCTCCTCGCGGAACTTGATGGCAGAGCCTTCCCAGTCCGCACCAGTGCGGAGGAGGGGAACACCGGTACCCTGGCCGATGGACACGTAGGCGTTGGAGCCAGCAGCCTGGGGGTCGGCCTCGAGGACAATACCCTCGGCACCGGGCTCCGAGGTGAAGTTCCACAGAGCGGTCGCGGCGTTGGCGGTGGCGGGATCGTTGAAGCACCACACGAGCTCCTTGACGGGGTGGTTGTACGACAGGCGCTTGTTGGAGGTCTGACCCGCGGTGACGGTGTCCGAACCAGTGTGCTGGACCTGCTCGATCAGGTACTCGTGGCCCTTCTGGGCGAAGCGGCGGCGCTCCTCGGTGTCAAGGTAGACGTAGTTGGCCCACACCTTGAACACGTTCTTGTTGAGGTAGTTCTCCATGTCCGACGCGAGGTCAAAATCAATGCGGACCTCGTGGTACTGGAGGGCAATGAGGGGAAGGTAGAGACCGGGGTTGCGGTTGAAGAAGAAGATGAGGGGAAGGTACACAACCTTGCCATCCTCGGCAGTGGTCATCTTACCCCAGTTAGCCTTCTTGGACTCATCCAGGTAAAGCTCGGAGTACAAACGCCACCAGCGCTGGTAGTGCTTATCGATGCGCTGACCACCGATGGAAAGCTCCGCGGAGGCGATGGCACGCTCGGCAACCCAGCAAGAGGGGTAACCGGCGAAGGTGTTGGACGAAGTCGCGTCGGACTCGAGCTCGAGGTACATGTCACCGACGAGATCACCGTTGCGCGCGACAGTCACGGACACGCGACCGGAGTTGGCGGCGGTACCGTTGACGGTCTGCTCGATGTTCTCCATCGCGAAGTTAGTGTGGCGCTTGTAAACCGCCTGGAAGAAAGTAACCTTGGGGTTGCCGGTCAGGTAGACATCCTGGGCACCGTAAGCGACGAGTTGCATAAGACCACCGGCCATTTTGAGAGTATTTGTACTATATAGCAACATTTTTTTTCTGGCTGAAATCGCACCAGGTGCGAAAATATGGATCTCGAAATTTCTCAGTCTAGGTTAAAATGTCGTCACGCCCTGAAGAGGAAGAACCTATTGAAGAAATTGAGGAGGGTGAGATTGTCTCGGAAGAAGAAGATGATGAGATTGAAATGACAGACGAGGACGATTTTGAAATCAATGAGGATGAGGACGAGGATAACATGGATCTCGCGGGTCTCATGACATCTCTCTTGGCCACCCCCGATGGGGACACAATTTGTTCAGCCCTTGTCAATCTCTGTTACCAATTGGAAACCCAAAACAAAATCTTAATTAAAATGCTTTCTAAAATCCAGCCTCCAAAATAAGCTTAGAAAGAAAAAACGTAGTGTAATAAATTAGAATGGAGCATACCCATTTCATAGATAAGGATCCAAACAAATATGAAGCTCTGGTACAACTTCAAAAAGAACACATCCAATCTATGAAAGAAGATCAGGTAAATGACATTATTAATAAATTTGAACAGGCATGGTCTCTAAAAACCAATGACTTTAGAAATGCTCGCGAATTGGGGTATCGTCAATTTGTACACCCTGACAACTTTGATGAGACTGGAAATCCTATTCCCAGTGAAATTGATATTTTGGCTATTAAGGGTATTCGTGACAAACAGAGAACGTATCTTATTAACATGAAGAATCATAGCAGAGACCTAAAAATCCATAAGAAGGAACCAAATGATGACGGGATGACGATTCTCAGACGAATTAACAACATCCTGAAGCAATTGAGTGATGGATATGAGAATATACGTCGTCACTATACATCTTTTGAGCGTGTAGACAATCCGACCGCCCTTCCACAATTTAGTACTTCAGGTGACCCTTCCACTATGGATGAAGATGAGGTTGAAAGTTCTACTCCGTATCAGAAATGTCTGTTGTATTCTCTAGATCAAACATACAAATCTGGATACCGTCGTTACAAGGGACAATGTTGTGAAGAAATTAAGACCATCGAGGGGCACAGGACTCGCGCCTGGAAACCCAAGTTTACAATTGAACAGTTTGTTTACTCCCTCTCCCAGAAGGATGATGATTTTACGATGTGGAAGAACTTTACGAGTAGAGGTAATGTTTACAGGGAGGTTGTTGATAACATGAGCAAGTGTATAGATGCACAATTCCCTGAAATTACAAAGCGTCGGCATGTTTGGAGTTTCAGGAACGGGGTCTTTGTTGGGAAAGAGTGGATCCCAGATCGCGGTGTGTATGAGTGTTGTTTTTACCCATATGAGAGTAAAGAGTTTAGGTGTCTAGACCCGACTATCATCGCCTGTAAATACTTTGATCAGCAGTTTGACGATTTCTCTCATGTTGGGAAGTGGCAAGATATCCCGACACCTTTTTTTGATTCGGTTCTTCAATATCAAAAGTTTGACAAAGATGTATGTGATTGGGCCTATGTCATGGGTGGTCGGCTCTGTTACGATGTCGGTGAAATGGATGCATGGCAGGTTATCCCATTCTTCAAGGGTATTGCGCGTTCGGGTAAATCCACTCTAATTACAAAGGTTTTCAAGAAGTTCTATGAGAATGAAGACGTTGGAACCCTCTCTAACAATATTGAGAAGAAGTTTGGTCTCTCTGCAATCAAGGACTCTTTCATGTTCATCGCCCCAGAGGTTAAGGGTGATCTTGCATTGGAACAAGCTGAGTTTCAGTCAATGGTATCAGGTGAAGATGTTTCAATCGCTGTGAAGAATAAAACTGCAGTCTCTATTGAATGGAACGTTCCAGGAGTTTTGGGTGGTAATGAGGTTCCTAACTGGAAAGATAATTCCGGTTCAGTTCTTCGTCGTATTCTCACATGGAACTTCTCCAAACAGGTGCGGGAGGCAGACCCTCAGCTAGATGAGAAGTTGAACAGGGAATTACCAATTATTCTCCTAAAATGTGTAAGAGCCTATCTAGACTATTCTAACAAGTACAAAGACAAAGACATTTGGAATGTAGTACCAGAGTACTTCAAGAAGGTACAGAAGCAGGTTGCGATGGTTGCGAGCTCCCTTCATAACTTCATGGAGAGTACTCTAATCAAGTATGATAAGGATCTATTCGTGCCACAGAAGCTATTCATACAGGTGTTCAATCAGCATTGTCAGGCAAACAACCTAGGCAGGCACAAGTTTACTCAAGACTTTTACGCTGGACCTTTCAGTTCCAGGGATATTGAAGTCAGGGAGGAAGTAGTGACCTATAATGGGCGTACATACCCAAACCAACCCGTGATCTACGGTCTAGATGTGGTTGACGAGAGTTTGGGATTCACAGAAGACTACTAAAAAAAATACTAATAGATAGTAATAATGAGTCAGCAGCTCAAAGAGTTTGTGAAACAGTCGGGTGTAGAGCTACGCCCGACTGGTACTCCAAGTTCAGTTGCGTCAAACAACAACTTCAATAGAGAGCTTGAGGCTAATATGCTAAAAAGACAAGAGTTCCCTAACCGACTCGAAAAGAATATGATGAGTGATTCTAATTATGGAGAGTTTGCCCAGTTTATGAACTCTAATAGCAACAATACACTTAACAACGAAAACAAAGCTATGATCAATAATGTTCTCGCTGAATTTAAAACTCCTTCACCCCCAGTTCCAGTTCCTAGAAACATTGAACTAAAGTTCAGTAAGTTAAATCCGGGTATGTTCAATGCTACAGTGAATAAGGAGTTCCCCCAACAAGGTAATCTCATTGACCTAAAGAAGATACTTATGAAGGTTCCTCAACCAAGAACCTCTATTGGTGAGGGTCTTTATATAGATACTACTCAAATTATAGGTAGATTTGGTGCGATGCAGGAGGGGTTCTCTCACACACGTGAATATGGGAAGAAGGGTAATATCAATAAGAGTTTCTTTACAGTCCAGATAAAGGTTGTTATTTCCAATGACACCGAATCTAAGGGTGGCACCGTAAACATCTACAAGAATGGTAAGATTCGCTTCTCCGGTGGCTTTATCGGTACTAATATAGCCAATCAACCGGAACTCATCAGGCGTTATATAGTTAACACCTACACTGAGAAGGAAGCTTATCTATACAACCCATTTGAGTATAACAATCTCAGTGGTCAATTTAGGATTAATGGTAACTTTAAGGGATTTTCTTTAATTGCTGGCAAGGTGAGAATGTATGCTTCCTCGGGTGTCACTAAGTTGAGCTACGAACCCGAGCTGTCTCCCTTTATGTACGTCAATTACAAGGGACACAAGTATAACTTTGCTCAAACGGGGAATGTCCAGATTTCCGGTTCGGCAACCCCAGCTGATATGCTCGTTGCCTACAATGATGCCATAGAACTCATTAAGATTATGAACACAAACGGTGATATTGAAGTTACTGGAGAAGTTCCTAAGCAGCTCACCAAGGGTGCCAGGGTTGCACCCAAAAAGAGGGGTCCTAAGAAAAAGACAGGACCTCGCCCTCCTGTTAAGAAGAACTTAGCGAAGAAGCGTGATCCAGTTCTCAATATTCAGATTAACGGTGTTCAATGTATACGTTTCTCTAAGGATGAACTTGTGGATTTCGCTAAAAAATTAGGTGTTGTGGGTATCACTAAGAGTACAAAAAAGGAAGATCTCTGTAAGAAGATTAACGCAGTTCTCAACAAAAATAGTGCGACATTCAAAAATACAAACAAGAAAAAGAATGTTAAACTCTCTGGATCCAACAAGAACTTTAAGGTTGGAAAGTCCAAGTGTATGAACTACGATAAGACTGAACTTCTTAGGGTTGCCAAGATTCTCAATATACAACTTGACGAGAAGGAAACCAAGGTTACTCTCTGTAAAAAGATTGAAAAGGCGCGTAACGCTATGATTGCTCCCAAACCAAAGCCAAAGACTCCACCCGCAAAGAAGGTTGTGAGACAACAGAAAGCCCAAGAAAAGAAGGTGGTCAGAACTAATCAGGTTATGAAGAAGAGGGGTCTAGATGACAATTCTATCCGAAAGGATATAGTGAAGCTTTACGGTAAGAAGTGGATGGACCGATACAAGCCATCCCTCAATAACGATGTCCGTGAAATGACTATTCGCCTAGGTAAGATGTCTGGTGGTAACAAGATGGGTATCCCCTTCAAGAAGAATGTGGACGACGTAAAGAAGGCCCTGGTAAACAAGTGGAAGAATGAGCGTGTGCGTAACCTTGAGAAGAAGTATATAATGAACTCACTCAACGTTTCGGGTATTCCACGTAATATGGTTAACGCGTACAGGGTTAGAGCCACGAACTACATTATGATTCATAGTCCCACAAAGACACAGTTAGCCAAGTATAAGAAGACCTGGTTGAACAATGCCAAGAATGCCAAACCCAATGTGGTTCCTAGAGTAAAAGCTAAAAGAGAAACATTGTAAACTTAAGGAATAAGTCCGATGTATTTGTATATGCAAACAGTTGGGGAACAATTGGTTGAACGTCTAGAGATCGGCCTCAAGAGATATGGTCATGGTGTCATTGTTGACTCTGACACGAGGGAATGGGGTACAACTGAAAATTCTTGGATTGACATGGCAGTTGAAGAATTTTTAGATGGGGTCATATATGTCGCAGCAGATTACATTAGAAAGGGTAGAGAGAGTGAAAAGGGGGTTTCGGATCTTGAAAAAATGTACGGTCCCCGTGAAGCTGATGATAATGGACTCATCATGTACATTACAAAAAATTACCAAGATATGGAAAGTCCTAGACACAAAATGCTCCTATGGAACCTATTTAACATGTTATTATCGTGTTCACGTTTCTAAGAGGTTCAGCAATTTGCTTAAGATGACTAGTGTGATAAGCGAAATTATATTTAGGGAACATATCTTTAATCATATTTGACAATGTCACAGCTTCAATTATATTGGGAAGTCCTGAGCACACAGACATCTTCTCAATTTGGAGAAGACGATCCTCCATTAATACAAACTTCTTGAGTCCATCTTCATTCATACCATCCCTCACCATCTTGAGATACATGTCTCTGGATGCACCATGGCTTAAATGAAAATGTTTAGAACCTGCGATTTCTTCACTCTTACTTCTCGCTTCATACATTAAAACTATAGATATGATACCCAATATGAGGTAGATCATTTACTATAGAGTGAGATAATTTATGAAGTTGTCCATACATTTTCTGGGAAAGTGATAGTATACGTGTTTGCCACCGTTGTTATTTCAGGTGTTTCTTTTTTGATTGTATCTCCGTCTTCATCTATAATTAAAAGTTTAACACCTTGTATTTTTCTATCATCCGCACTACGATTTGTAATCGTAATTTTCTTTATGGTACTTAAACCTAGATCAACCATCATATAATCCCTTTCTGATTCATCACGGCTTATTGTTTGTGCAAAGTTGGTAAAATCACCATCTACTAACTTCCATGCCGCCCCAGCACCACGAAACGAGGAACCGGTCACAGTCTTAGCATGGGAAAGGTTATTTCCATCTATATCAAATACTTCAAGCTCAGCAAAATTTATGTTAGCGTGTTTACTTTCGTCATTGCCTGGTCTGTCAGCATCATAGGCTACTGTGTGTATCAGTTTCACATAACGACCGGTTACACCCGGGTCTATATATGTGTCATCTTCTGACGGCCCAGGTGTTGGTCCAGGGGTTGGCATCTCATCATCCTTAAATATAAAGTAAAACCCAATCGCGAGTAAAACTATTACCAATACTATAAAAAATATGGTAAGTGGCTTCATTTACTTATTACACCGAAATTAATTTAGAAAGGTCATTAACCTTGTGAATAATGTTGAAAAACTCATCACGAGATGATACCTTAGTGGGATCTACAATCTCAAATTCAATTTGATAAGACGATTCTTCTTCAGAGTCCATGTCAGCATTGTCACCCGATGAGATTGTCATATCAATACTGAGATTCTTACGTACAAATGAGTACCGAGTCTTTGTTCTCTTGCGGTCCATCTCATATTCACCCCAATTTGGGATTTCACGGGACACACTGAAACGCATGTCAGTCGGGGTTCCAGAGAAGTCCTCTTTGACGACATTAATCTTTTGGATCATCTTCTGTTCACCAGTATCCTGATTAGAAGTGATACGAATAGAATCTTTGTCATTATAGAAGATATCAGAAATGGAAGTGTCTATCTTTTCCCACTTATCATATTTTTGAAGACCCTTGAGAACCCGTTCAAATGTTTTTTTACCCATATTGGTATCAAAAAATGAACCGTTATATTTACCCAGGCGTAATTCTACTTCAATATGTTCTTCATCTTTATAGGAATCAAACACAGGAAGGATCTTTTCAACGATAGATTTGACGTCGTGCATATTTTCTTACTTTTATGATTCGCGTCATTCTCTTAAGTGTTTTTTATACATAAATCGTAATGAGAGGTTTTTTAAATCTTGGAAATACTTGTTATTTTAACACGGCTCTCCAATGTCTTCTCCATATCCCTATACTCACAAACTATATCATAAGACACCCATACGATGGTGAATGTGAGTTTACTAAAATGTACACGGATCTCGTCCTAGTATATTGGACAAAGGGTGAAGAACGTATCAACATCAATACACTCTTAAAACTTTTTCAAAATGAGTTTCCTAGGTTTAAAACTGATGAACAACATGATGTTCAAGAAGCTATATTATGTATCATAGACATTTTGGAAAGGACCATACCTGAAATCAAAAAGTGGTTCTATGGCAAAAAGGTACAAGAAACGATTTGGCCCGGTGGTAAGTCAACAGGTGAAGAGGATTTTAGTGTTCATTTGATCACCTCCAACGGTACTGACATGGAAGAAATGTTAAAGAAGAGTACTGACTGGGATGTCATTGAAAATTTTGAAGATACTGAGGGTAAAGTTCACAATGTTGCGACAACCCGAAAGTTATTTTCAAAACTTCCACAAATCCTAATGATTTCATTTGATAGGAAGAGTCACATCAAAATTATTGAGAATATATTGATGGATAAATATGAATATAATCTCATAGCGAGTGCTGTCCACGTGGGTCACCAAAACGATGGTCACTATGTCGGCTTTGTAAAGAGACGAAATAAATGGTACTACGCGAACGATGATCATATTACACAACAAGACCTACCCGAAGAAGCTGGTCACTACTTTATGGTCTACAATCTAAAAACTCCTTCATCTTAATATCCTCTTTAATGTTCACAATAGTCCTATAGAATGTGCGTCGGTTATTGGGGTGTGTCTTATCCCTCCTCCTCTTTAGAGGTTTCCACCACATCGGTTCTTCCCATGTGATATATTTACATTCTACAATAGCTCCATCTTCAAACCATGGTTCATCTGAAATCCTATTAAAAGGAATTTCACTCTCAAAATGGAGTTTCCCTTTTTCCTGGACATACAGTCTCCAAGCTGGAGGTCCAGGTTTATAACCAGGAGTTTCTCGTGTAGGTTCCTTCTTCATGAGAAAGTCAACTGTATTCTTTTCCAGGGGTTTCCATTTGAACATCGTTTCGTGTGTTCCGATACGAATTGGATCATTTAGGGGTGTGAAGACAAGACCGTCTATCTTCTGTTGAACCGTTGGAAGATATTCATCCATGAACACCCCAAAGTCATTCATCATATGAAACGTTTTCATCTTTAGACGATATTTATCAGACTTCATATAGATGATAAATTTCATCATCTCTTCAGATGCTGCAAGTCTTTCGTCTAAGTTTTTGCGGGCTACAGACACTCCATTCACCAAGATTGCATCATAAACCATCAATGTATTGTCATACAATTCACCGTCAAGAATTGTTCCGTCATATGCTTTTCTGTTAAGATTAATCTTAACTTCAATCATATCAAAGGCTCTATTCACAAAAAAACACTTTGGTTTACCTTCATACATAAGAGCAACCATCATATGTCTCTCACCATCCGTCTTCTCACATACAACGTATTCCGAACCTTTCAGGATTGGAAAATGTTTACGTTCAATTGAGATTGGTTGTGGACCCGGAAAATAATCTTTGCTTCCCCAAACATGATGAATGAATTTTACAACATGTTCATGAACCGTTAACGACATATGTAATGATATTTTTTAAACTTTAATTGCTTTTAACTCCCGCGGCACTTAGAATATTACTTACACACTCATGTGTGTAAGTCATGATCAACTTAGATGCTGTAAATGCATAAATCTTGACATCTTCGTCTCTCAAATTGTTTAACATTTTAGAAGCTGTAAACTTTTTACACTTTTTGAGTGTATTCTTAGAAAACATAACCCATGCACGAGCTTCAGTATTCTTCACTTTGTAGATATCTTTTGATACTTTCTGACCAACTTCTGTATCAAAATTGAGACCCATCTGTGACACTGGTTCTTTAGACCCCTCCTTTACCTTATGTTTAAATAGACCCCAGTCAATCCCATCCTTCACACCTGGAAATACAAGAACTCCTACACCGTCATGGGGTTTGAAGAGTTCTTTGATTGATTCTTCATCCACATTGATTCCAAAATCAACAAAAAAGAGCCGATCACACTTAGATAAACACTTCTTAATCATTTCAATTTTTTCAAATGGGTCATCATTCACATATAAAATCTCATTTTGAACATTTTGTTGAATACAATGGATGTTCATCTTAAGAATTGTATGAAGTGTTTTAACGGAACATGATTTTGACCGAGTCACGATAAGTGTACAAAACTTCATATTACAGATAATTTGTGTCTAAGCCTTAAGCCTTTCATTGAGGCAACCACTAAAGGGAAGATTTCCGACATGACCAAGTGTTGTATTGATATCCGCATATATTTTACCATCGCACTGTTGCCACCGCCGACAGAATGCATAGTCCTCGGAGAGGTATCTCTTTGAACCAGGGTCAATCATACAGTCAAAGCATGCATGATAGTCATCAAAATCCCTATTCTGGTGGTCATTCTTACACCACAAGTCCGGGTATTTATCTTCTAGCTTTTTGAAAACTTCCCTCTTGATACACATAAATCCCGTAGGTCCATCTAGAATGGGAATGAAACCATTCTCTACAGCAATCCTTTGTGCACCAAAATTTACGACGAGACTAGAAGAAAGCATAGCCATATTACGCTCATCACCCCCCTTAACGGCATTAGCAGCCTGTTCCCACATAACAACCTTCTTGGGGTAGCATGCAACACTGATATCATGACCAGAACGTATGAGACGAACAACAGCTTCGGGATCAAAATCAACATCGGCATCTATAAACATAAAGTATTCACAATCTGTTTTTTGCATGAAGCGACCTACAGCTACATTTCTTGCGCGGTGCACGAGTGATTCATTTTCAGTGGTATCGAGATAAAGTTGAATTCCTTCTTTTACAAGTAGCAGTTGAAGCTTTATAATACTAGACATGTACTTCTCTAAACATAGGCCACCATAGCATGGTGTAGACAGGAACAACTTCATATATTATGATAGACCTTTAACCTCTAAGTGTTTTTTGATAATATTTTCTATTTTATTCAATGTCGGTATAGACACTGAACATTTCTCACATACTTGCGCCTTTGTTACAACCCCTGTGAGAACAATATAGATAATTGCAGATGCAATACTATTTGGGGTCTTACTCATCAAATCTACGCAATCATCTGTAGCGTTACACATTTTGTTACATCTCAATCTCTGTTCCCGTGTAATATCAAATGAGTTGAGAAGTCTCTGCATCACATCATGAGCCTTTGTAACATAATTCTTTTCTGTGATACCCATGATGGTATCTTTGAATATTTGAGTCGTACGACTAACATCTTTGGGTTGTATTCCAAACATTTCAGAAATTTCTTTTGTTGTTCTAGAAACATTGGAAAGACGACATGCGTATAAAACGCAGTTAGCTTTGATACCAAGTCTCACAGCACCGCGGGTCAATTTTCCATCATTGAACTTTCTGTACATCATTTTAGCATCTTTAAGAACAGATTCTGGTAATGTGTGACAGGCTTCATCCATGTCGCGATAAGCATGAAATAGAGATCTGTCTTTATGATTCATTGACATGTGAAAATTTATTTTTGCCATTCGCTTATTTTCATAAGTTGAAGAATGTTTAGTTGAAATAATTGTACCCTTCCCCCAATTCTGTGAAAATAGTTCGGGATTTGAATTAGGAATTCCACAACGAGCTGGATCATTAACTCGTCCATCATCTGTAACACCACTCGTCCACTCCGCGGTATCATCAACAAAATTGTCTTCAATGAGACCACACTCAGAGCATGTTGGAAGACCCTCGGGTGAAATGATCTTTACACCAGAACATTCACGGCAAAAATTTTTATTCACTGGCTTTTCTTCGGGTTTCTTTGGTAATAATTGGTCTAATTCAGACCATATAGCTGCCAGCATCTTGGTATAAATGAGGTCTACCTTTTTTAGTTTTTAGAATTACGCGTTGAAACTTAGGTTATCTGCATTTATTCTGGCCATAGTCTCAATTGCATCAACCGTTTCTTTAAAACTTTTAGCCCCTGGAGAAGTTGGTGTCCATTCATTCCATTCTTTGTCAATAGATTCCTGGTTTGGGGGTGGTACAATTTCTCCGTCAATCTCTGTATCAGGAACAATAAAGTCAGCCATCTCGGAGTCTGTTTCGTCGTCATTGTAAATCTCCGAATCAGAGTCTTCTATATCAATTTCAGAAAGGTATGCAAACATCCCATTACCCAGAGACTTCATATCTAAATCTTTAAAAGTTGTTCCACTTGGGTAATGTTCCATCAGGCTTTCGTAAGGTGCAGGGTTTAAATCACCATCTTCTAATTCATATACACATGCAGATTTATAAATGAGTTCTGTGGGGTTGAGATATTTTACACCAAGGGTCAGGCCGGTGTTCATTCCAACGACAGCCATCATTTCATCTTCTAGGTCATCTTCGTTTACTAATAGTTTCACTATATCATTTTGGATTATATCAGAGGGCACAATCATGCTTAGAGTTTTATGGCAAAAAATAATCAGGGATAATATCACAGATGAAAGTTACTATTTATTCGAAGGAAGGTTGTGAGTACTGCGAGCACGCAAAAGACCTATGTGAGTCCGAGAGTCTTGACCATGAAAAAATCATGGTGGACAAAGAAGAACTCAAGAAGTTGTGCGGTGGCTCAGCGACAACTTACCCTCAAATATTTATTGATGGACGTCACGTCGGAAACTATTTTGAATTTCAAGACTACATAGAAGATGAATACGAACCAATTCTCGCCTCTACCCTAAACAGATTCACTGTATTCCCCCTGAAGTATCCAGAACTTTGGGAACTCTATAAGAAGGCTCAAATGTCCAATTGGACTGCTGAGGAAGTGGATCTCTCTAAGGATATGGACGACTGGAAAACACTCAATGATAATGAAAAGAAGTTTATAAAGTATATCCTGGCATTCTTTGCTGGGTCCGATGGAATTGTTTTTGAGAATATCAATAACAATTTTGCCGATGAGGTGCAAATCTCAGAGGCTCGCTCATTCTATGCTTACCAGTGCCATAACGAGATGGTTCATGGCGAGACATATTCCAAATTGATTGACAAATATATCAAAGACTCTTCTGAGAAAAAGCAACTCTTCGAGGCCATTCAAACTGTGCCGTGCATCGAGAATAAGGCTCAGTGGGCCATGAAATGGTTTGATAAATCTCGTCCATTTGCTGAACGCCTCTTTGCGTTCGCGTGTGTTGAGGGTATCTTCTTCAGTGGTTCGTTCTGTGCGATCTACTGGTTGAAGAAGAGGGGTCTCATGCCAGGTCTCTGCTTCTCTAATGAACTCATCTCTAGAGATGAAGGTCTTCATCAAGAGTTTGCAGTTGAACTTTTCAAACTCTTAAGAAATAAACCAAAAGTAGAAACTATTCATTCTATTGTAAAGGAGGCTGTTGAAATTGAAAAGGGTTTTATCCTTGATGCCCTTCCTTGTAACCTCATCGGTATGAACTCCGAGAAGATGTCCGAATATATCGAGTATGTGTCTGATCGCCTTCTAAAACAGATTGGTCAACCTTCTATCTGGAACTCTAAAAATCCCTTTGATTTCATGGAGAACATTAGCCTAGATGGTAAAACAAACTTTTTTGAGAAGAGGGTGGGTGACTACGGAAAGATGGATGACACTTCAGATGATATTGGGTTTGATGAAGAATTTTAATACCATTTTACTATCAATTTACCCAAATTGACTGGAAAATGCCTGAATTTTAATTAATTTACATAGACACTGGCTGACCCAGATCCATAGAACCGAGTTGAAGACCGGTATCAACGAATGGTTCCTCCATCATACCAGGCTTCATGACAATATCGGCTTGCTTGGTAGGGGGGACAATCTTCTTTTCTTCCTTCTTCACGTTGCACTTAATTCCGGGAAGCTTAGGCATATCCTTCTTCACGTTCATCATGGCCCAAACAACCAGGATGAATACAACGGAATGCACAAGAAGGCCTGTAGTAGAAGGGCAACCAGTTGGGGTCGCGATACCTGGACCTAAGACTCGCCTGACAAGACGGAATGTCTCGGGGTTAGCGATGACAAAAAAAGTTAGGCCGGAGATCACCGAGATGATGAACTTCTCCTCCTGTTTCTTACCATTACATCCACAGCCACAATCTTTAAAAAGACCCATGATTATATTTGAAATATACCAACAAAAAAATATCTGTTCATTTTAAATAATGGCTACGAAATATGCACCTTATGTGCTTCTTGCATGTGTAGCATCATCTGGTTTTGGAGCAATTGCATATGTTATGACAGGTAATCCAGAAGGGACTTTGGGCCCATCACCACAACAACCTTATGTTTATGATTTTATCGTGGAACACGAAAATCAACATGGAACATCTGGAATACGTTTATCCACTATAAAAATGGATGGGTTACGTGTTGGTGAAGATCAGGTTGAAATTCATGTAGAACCGGAACTTAAATGTGGTTCTCGGGCTAATGGATATGATTGTGAAGAGGATGTCTATGGCGCAGTTGACGATGAACCCGAGGAAAGAGAAAATGATGACGATATAACATGGACTAAATGGAAAAAGGGTGATACCCCCGTTGGTACAAAGTTAATGAGTGTGTCATCTCAAACTAAAGTATCGGAATTTAAGATAGAATTTGTGAAACCTAGATTCACACCTGGATTTAAAATCATGGAAAATGGTGTAGAGGTTTTTAAAAGCACTAGCAACGCGGGAAATAATGATACGCCATTTTCATATGAACTTACTTATGAACTCTACCAGTAAAAAATATCTGTTCATTTTAATAATGAAAACTAAACTGATCATTGTACTAATTTTATTAATGTGTTGTTGTTGTTGTTCATCCTCAGTGGGTGCCTTTTTCCTGATACCATCGGAACCCACTGAGTACAAGTACGATTTTATCTTAAATGTACCATGCCATCATACAGATAGATACGGTGTTTCTATTACAGACATCAAAATTGACGGTATTCGCGCTAAAGATAGTGAACTGACTGCTCATGTTAATCCAGGGTGGGCTACATGTAATAGTAAAGAAGGTGGGTATGAATGCGAAGGCGATCCCTCGAGTCTTCCAGGTGGCGGGACTGACGATATGGGTTGGAATGATCCGGAACCATCCACACCACAACCAAATGATCTTACATGGACACAGTGGACTCCTGGAGAAATTCCTGTAGGAACCAAAGTTTTTACTATCACGACATCATCAAAGGTCAGTGAGTTTGAAATTGATTATCACAGACCAAAGTATGTACCTGGATGGATTATTAAGGAAAATGATAAGGAAGTTCTCAAGGAAACTACAAATGGTGGTTCAGGAGGTACACCAACTCCAAAGAGTATAAAGTATACTATTCCATAAAACTTACTTAAAGTCAAGCCATCTAATAGATGTATAATACCCACTACACAATGTCGCTCACTATCCAACGATCCTCCGATTTCTCTGCCAAGTCCGTTGGCTTCTCGAAACTTCGTAAGAACAAGAATGGCGGTAAGACCGTCTACCTCAACGCTGGTGACAACAAAAAGCTCTACATTCAGCTCCCTTTCATGCGCTCCCCTTATGGTCTGAGTGCCTTCACAGATGAGGGTACCGGTCGCACGACCTACTCTCTTGACCTCTCCTTTGACACCGATAACACCGAGGCTATGGAGCTCCATGACAGCCTTAAGGAGCTTGACGAACTCATCGTAAACACTGTAGCTGAGAACTCTAAAGAGTGGCTCGGTAAGGAGTTTAACGTCGCAGTTCTCCGCGAGGCTCTTTACAAGCCTATTGTCCGACCGGGCAAGGAGCCCTACCCCTCCACCCTCAAGCTCAAGATTGCCACCAAACCCGATGGTACATTTGTTCCCGAGGCTTACAATGTGCGCAAGGAGCCTGTCACTCTGGACACTATTGAGAAGGGTCAGAAGTGCATGGCCATTGTTGATATCAGTTCCATCTGGTTCATTGACAACAAGTTTGGTGTGACTATCCGCCTTCAGCAGACTCTCCTAGAGCAGTCCACGAAGCTCCCCTCCTTTGCCTTCCAGGGTGTTGATCTCCCAGAGACTGACGACGCTGACGCTGACGTTGAGGTTGACGAGGAGGATGAGGTTGATGAAGAGTAAATGAAAAAACTAAAAATAACTGGTCAAATAACCACCATAAGTAACTTACTAACCTAAGTTAGTTATGATGTTCATAATTTATAATTAATCATGTCTATCCTACAGTGTGTGAAAAACGCAGACTTTGACTCTCTTCGTTCAAGGGAATATATGTTACTTGAACACGCCAATGAGATGATTCGTAATCCTGAAGGTGATCCGGAGAAGTTCTTGACTTTTTGGATGGCCATGCATGACAATCATGACTTTGGTCTCGCAATGTTTGAACTTTTCAAAAATACATGTGAGACTGCCTTAGGACCTTCCAAGTGGAATGATATTATGAAGGTATTTGCGTACCCCACTATGCGCGGCGCAGTTTATAGCCAAAACATTGAGATCTTGGAACATCTTAAGTATCATGTAGATCCGGAAACAATTATGGCTGAAAATGAGCAGGAGTTTGGCCTAGAATATAATGAAGTTTATAGCTGGTATCAGGATAATTTTTCTTAGTTTGTAATAAGTATGGTCAAGTTGTCTACGATTGTCAATATTGCCAATAACGCGAAAACAAATGAACAGCGTAACGCGGTAGGTGCGGAAGTTAAGAAATTACTCAGGGGTGCTAAAGGATGTGATCCCAAATCTCAAATGTACGCTCCCCGGATGAACAGTCTAACCATGATTGAGAGGGGTCGTCTTTTGAAACTTGGACAGGGTCAATATGGTGCGGTATATTATGGATGTCTTGATGATAAATGTAAAACAAAGGTTGCCATAAAGTTTACATCTGAGCCAAGTGCCAAGATGGAGTATCGCATCGCTGACAAGTTGAAGGGTATGGGTGTACCCCGTATGTATCATTTTAAGACATGTGATAATAGGGATGTTTTGTACTTTGAGTACATTGATGGTGTACCTTTGGAGAAGTGGATAAGAAATAATCCGGGTATTTCCGAATACAAGTCTGTTATTCGTCAGGTTATTTCGAACCTAAAGAAGATCCATGAAAAGTATCCCGAATTTAGACACCATGATCTTCATTGGAATAATGTTATGATTACCAAGAATGGCAAACCAATCATGATTGATTTTGGTCTGGCGGTTATGAAAGGTATTAGGAATCCAAGTGTAAATAGTGGCGACTTCTTAACGTCTGGTATTTCTAGAAAGTCTCATCCAATGTATGACGCACACTATTTTCTCAATATTGTCCATACTTTTACACATAGTAAAGTTATCAAATTGTTTATTCGAAGTTTGTTCAGGAGTCCCAATGCGTATCTTGTCAGAAATAGTCCATATGTAGCGGATATGCGACTTCGCCTTGTGAAGCATAAGAGATTACCCACCTTTGAAGAGATTTTAAGTCACCCATTCTTAACTGGTAAAAAGAATGATGTAGCTAAAAAGATTCTCAATGCCGTCACCAAGACCAAAAAGAACTTTGCTCCCCGTGTAGCAGTTGCCCCCAAGCCTAAGGTTGTCCCGGGCGAGACTGCGATTGAGAGAGCTAAGAGAATACTCGCAGAGGCTGCCGAAAAGAAAAAGGTTCTCATTAGACGACCCGGTGTAATCGTGAAACGTAAACCTTCAGTTCAAGTACAAGTCCGTGAAATTGAAAAAAAGGTTGAACCTACACCTAAAAACCCTATCTACAAATTCATCAACATTAAGGGTAAAGAACGTATATACAAAACAAGGGGTTGGTATGAAAAGGCTTTGGCTAAGAACAAAGCTGCTCGCAATGATAAACTCATAGTATAATTTTGAAAACCCTCTTCGTTCCCTCGTCAACCACAGAGAGTATCTTAAACTTTGGGGTCTTGATGAGTTTCACACCACTCTTTGTAACAAAAGACTTCATCCGTTCAACTTCACCACGAGGCATTTTTCTGGTGTACTTGAGTGTGACATTTTTGTTTCCGATAGACAATACAGTAGACGACATTTATAATATTTACACATAATAAAACAATGTGGCTTCTAGCTCTTCTCATCCTCGTTGATCTTTACATTCTCTCTCAGACTGGCAAGCGCCGTGTTGATGTGACTCTCAGTGCGACCGTGTCCAACGGTGAAGAGTGGACTGTTTACGGGACCATGGGTTGTGGATGGACTCGTAAGCAGGTGGAGTATATGGAAAAGAATGGAAAGCCATTCAAGTTTGTTGACTGTGAGAAGGAGGGTTGTTCAGGTATGGAAGCCTTCCCAACCCTCATTCACCCCAATGGTGAAAAGACCGTTGGTTATAGCGAGATTTAAGAAGGGGGTACTCTTACAATATCCAGGTAGTAAGAATCTGTAGCAAAATAGTTTGGCCCTTTCTTCTTGCAATATTCTTTCGGATAAGCCCATGCATCATACTGCCTCTTTCTAGGATCTTTAAACTTAAAATACCATTCCGTAAATGGGTTATGTTCGGGTCGTCCCCATTCGTCATCACGTCTGGCATAGGCAATATGCAATTTACTATCGTCTGAAACATCCATATCCTTCTGAAATCTGGAGTATCCGGGTTTTACTCTATCTTTTTCATCAAAAAGACTGTCATGGGAATCTCTTTCTAGTAATTCAAGCATTTGCCCAATCATTTTATCTTTGTTTGAAATCATATTAACGATATAGTGTTTATAATCTTTAATATGATGGTTTTGATTTCATAAATGAGTATAAATTACAGACCCCGCACAACATTCAGCGAAAGGGAAAGGATGAAAGCATCGAGCATAGACTTGAGGGGCTTGAGGACGGTGACGTGGGGCACGAGGGAACGGTTCCACGCGAATCGGAGCACGAAGGTCGCGATGAGCACGTTGAGAACAAAGATGAGAAGCTCGGTGAGCATATCAGACTTATTTTCGGTCTTAACAATTTCCTTAAACATTTATTAGATATGGATATTTTTTTCTACATAGAATGTAAATGAAGAACCTACCTTTGAGTGGTTCCGAAAGGAAGTTTACCAACAGACGTTGGGGTACTTCTACTGGTATAGGTAACAACAACTGCTATGCCTACGCTGTTGGGGATTACCAAGCTTATAGATGGCAAAAATCTATCCCGGGTGATCGTTCTGGACTTTCCAATGGATATCATAATTACACTCATTGCACCACTCTTCCAAATCGCGTTATTTCTGATAACCCCACAAAGATCTATCGTGCCAAAGCGAATGAGAAGTGTAAAAAGGGATACTACAAAGTTATGATGTTCGTCTGTCCTGGAAGACCTACAAACTATATTCGTCAAGGAGACTTTCACTTCTACGTGCAACACAATGTCGTGGAGTATCGTGTGAAACCCGGGGACACTCAGGAGTCTGTAGCCAAATTCTTCAAAGTTCCACTCTCTAGGGTGAAGCGGGCTGGTAAGTTTTCCCCCACTAAACGTCTCATCTTCAGGGCCAATGTATTCAGTCACAAGAGGGGTTGGGCCACTGGGCCACTTCTGACTGATGCATCTGGTAAGTCTATCAGGGATCCACGAAAGGCTGATAGGAACTACCCCGGTCTAAACTACGAGAAGTATTGTAGCTCATTCTGTGTCAAGGACAAGGGAATCAAGGTCGGAAAGACTCATCCCAAGGTCCGCAAAAAGGCTGTCTAAATCTACTGTATTATCAACGTCAAAAGACATATCAAAAATATCCATTATGTTGAAAATAGCTTCACTCTGCAATGACACAGTATTGGACTGTGCTGTGTAATTGTTCTGAACTGTCAATGTAACCTTGAATTGTGAAACGTCAAAAACTTTTCTACAAACTGGGCAGGTGTTCTTACCTTTATCTTTCCACTCCTGTATACAGTGGGAATGAAACATATGTCCACAACGGATAGGTGGATTGGTTCTCGTTGACCTCACCTCATTGAGACATATGGCACATTGTGACATTCTAAAGTACGATTCTAAAGTTTTTATTACAATTTACCACACCTAGTACGTCTTAGACATGTTGGTGTATGTGTTGCATGGGTCACACTTCTCACGGGACTGCTCTTGAAGTTTGTTGACAAATTCAGGACCCTGCTTTTGGAGAGCCTTGCGGAAAGAATAGTTGTCCTCAAAGCTGATACCATTCTGCTGCATGAGGTAGTTGTTCGTAAGCTGGGCTGAAGAATGGATGGTGAAGCACCGTCCATCGGCCATTCCAAGTCGCTGCGACATTTTGTATTAATTTACCATTAGAAATTAATTCCCCTGTTTGTAACTGTTTCAACCCAAGATTTGAATCCTTTCTCTTTAAGATGTTCAGTCAGCTGTTCACATTTGTATCCGAGAAATACATCAAACACATCAGTCTCTTCCGTGGCAGAAACACGAATTTGAGGTTCTTCGTTAATGTGATGATTGATGATGTTGTATCCAAAAGCAATCTCTTTTAAAGTTTCTGCACCAGTGATGATGATCTTACCGGTTGAAAAGATACTGGTAGTAATTTCTTTCATATCTTGGGCTGGTTGAAATTTGATTTTGACAGCACTATATCTGTCAGGTTCAAAAGAAACCTTGAAAATATCCGAATGTTTTTCAAAGTGTTGAGCTACTTTCATGAGGTTGATGTTGTAATTGAGACTAAAATTAGAATTAATCATAACAACTCTGAAAGAGTCATCGGGGATTTTCATCTCCGTTCCCAAAAAGGTCTTGAAAATGTAAGTCAATTGGGTGATAATTCTCTTACAGTCAAAAAGATCGCAACATCCAGCAACTTGAATGGAACCATTGGGAAAGACCTTTACAGATTTAGTACTGTAAGTATCATGGTACGTGAGCGTCACCTGATTATAGAAAGTTGTGGGTTTCAATTTCCATATAAAACCACCATTACCTTTGGTACCAGTTCGCTTCAACTGGAAGGAATCCAAATTCTCAAATACATGACGAAGTTTCTTAATATCAATTTCCTGTACAAACTTGGAGACCATTGTGATTGTTGTAATCTTTATCCAAGAAGGACATAACTCTTCGGGTAAATTCTTCCTGAACTCATCAATGGTTAGAAGGTATGAAAAGGTGTTGTTGGCGATTGCCGAATACATTTTAACTCTTTTATATAGAGCCTATCGTCTTTATATGATTTATACTTAAAAGAGATGGACTTAGGTTATTTACATGACTTCTTTTCTCAAAACTGCGAAACACGTCTACGACGTTGAATCTAAACTGGACTACGTAGCCATAACTTATGAACGTTTCGTGAGGGGTAAGGGCTACGCAACTTATGTTGACTACATTCACACAAAACCTCTCGCGAATTGGACAGTTCTCAAGTCCGAGAGTCAATCTATCCCTTATGAAAAGTTCTTGGATACGATGTGTGAAAAGACCCTAGAGCTTCGCCAGAAAATGGCTGAACTCGCACTTGAGAATATCATGGCGGATAAACAGAGTATGCACACATTCATTCGCACAGCTTATGCGTCTAAGATTCTGGACCCCACCTTTCAACCACCTTGGATCAATACTGAAAGTGCTTGGCAGAGGGAATTTATTAAAAAGTTTTGCATGGATACATTGACCGACTTGATTCAGATATGTGAAGATGAATCTAGACTGGAACATTTCTTCAACGTCTTGTGTGATATACAATCAGGGCGATAGTCAAGACACATATAAAACCACCGATCATAGAAAATTCGGGGTGATTGGAAACGCCAATAGTTACCTTTTCAATTACACTTCCCTTCTTTTGTTTGGTAAAGCCGGTATCAACGTTTCTACGCGGATGAATACCCCTACATAAAGAACAGTCAGAAGTAGATTCTGCACACAAACCATAATCACAATAGACACTTCTTTCGGGTTCCTGGATACCGGTACCCTCCTTAAGTTCAGTGAAATCATCAAATCTACCACTTTGTCTCACACTTCCTGGAAGGGAAAAATCGTGGGTGACAAATGGATTGACATTATCAATTGCTTCTTCGTCTGTAAGCATCATAGTTACTTTTACTTCAGATTATATTTCTTAGTCTTCATTTTGGTTTTATGTTCTTCCCACATCATGTCTAGATCTACATTTAACATATGCGCCAATTGGAAAAGGTAACTAAACACATCACCCATCTCCATCATGACATCCGTACCCCTCTCCTTCTTGAGACCAGTTTTCTTATAAGTCTTCTTGTACTGACGAATGGCCGATGCGAGTTCACCAAATTCTTCAGTCAGTAGAAGCCATACCGTATCAACTGCGGCACGGTCCCAACCCTTTGATTTACATACTTTTTCGGTTTCCTGTTTGTAGAAGTTTAAACTCATCTTATCAGTACAGGGAATCAAAACTTTAATTGATACCAATCTTCATATTCTTAGGAAGCTTTTTACCTACCGTGCTCGTGTTAATAGGTTGTGCGAGGGGGACCGCGATTGTGTCAATATCTTGGACGTAGGACATATATTGGGCGACACCGGTTTGTATTTGAGATACCGCAGCATCAATCACACGGGAGTTCATAAAGCGAACTTGTTCATTGATACGCACATGATGATCACCTGCATTATTAATGAATACAACACGCATGATGCTGTACAAGTCGTCGGAGTTCTGACGATCAATGGCAATACCAGTCTTGTTCTTAAATGTCTGTCGGATACCACGCTGGAGAAGATCCTGATTAAATTCGGAAAAAAACAGTGTGTTGAGTGGAGTCTCAGTCTGCTTGAGGGAGTCAAGGTGAAGGTTGTCACACATTTAATATACCCTCGGAAAAAAAACTTAGTACATATTAAATGTTGAACATAGCTGATTTTGATGAGGCCTATGCCAACAAGCCTACCAATGTTGAACAGATACCATGCAAACCCCCAACCTGCTTCGTGGGATCTTATGCCCCTGTGGCGCGCCCAGGTGAGACTGGTCCCTTCTTTGTGAACAGTCACTTTCTTCAGCCTGATCGTAAGTTTGAAATCGCTGGTTCTGTTAAGGTTACCAGTGCCGATCTAGAGAAGTGCAAGAAGTAAGTTAAAAATAAAAGACGTAGAATAGTTAGTAATGAGAGTCATTAAACGCTCAGGTCGTATTGAGGATATGAAATTTGATAACATCACCAATAGGATTAAGAATTTAACGTATGGTCTCTCAGAAAATTGCGACTCTGCCAAAGTCGCGCAACAGGTAGCTTCATCTCTCTACGATAGTATCACGGTTCAGGAGATTGATACACTTTCTGCAGAAGTTTGTGTTGGAATGATAACATCCGACCCTGACTACGAAGTCCTCGCGACTCGCATCATCGCCAGTAACATCCAGAAGGTGTGCCCTAATAACTTTCACATCGCTATGAAGAAACTTGCTAAGGCTGGTATCGTCACTGATGAAGTCGCACACGTCGCTGGTCTCGTGAGAAATGATATCATCGCGAAGAGGGATTTTGACTTTGGATATTTTGGCCTCAAGACTCTAGAGAAGAGCTATCTCCAACGTCTAGATGGTGTACTGATGGAAACACCTCAATACATGTTTATGAGGGTATCCATCGGTATCCACGGTGACGACATCCCAGCCGTTCTAGAAACCTATGACAAGATGTCCCAAGGTCTTTTCATTCACGCTACACCCACCCTATTCAATGCCGGCACACCTAGACCACAGATGTCCAGTTGCTTCCTCATCGCCAATAAGGAAGACTCCATTAATGGTATTTATGGTACCCTAACCGAGTGTGCCCAAATCTCAAAGTGGGCTGGTGGTATCGGTATGCACATCCATGACATTAGAGGTAATAAGTCTCGCATTAGAGGTACAAATGGTCAATCTGATGGTATCATTCCAATGCTTAGGGTTTTCAATGCCACAGCGCGATACGTGAACCAAGCTGGTAGACGTAAGGGGTCAATCGCTGTCTACATTGAACCATGGCACACGGATATCATGGATTTCTTGGAACTCCGTCTCAACCAGGGTGACGAAGAGGCGCGTTGCCGTGATCTATTCTCAGCCCTCTGGATCCCAGATCTCTTCATGAAGAGAGTGGAGCAGGGTGGTCAGTGGTCCCTCTTCTGCCCAGACAAGGCTCCTGGTCTCTCTGATGCCGTAGGTGAAGAGTTTGAAGCCCTATACACCAAGTATGAGGAGGAGGGTCGTGCTAACACCACTATGCCAGCCGCAGAGATTTGGAAGGCTATCCTAAAGTCACAAACGGAGACTGGTACCCCATACATGCTTTACAAGGATGCCTGTAACCAGAAGAGTAATCAGAAAAACCTGGGAACTATCAAGAGCTCCAACTTGTGTACGGAAATCCTGGAATATACCGACAAGGATGAGACTGCTGTGTGTAACCTGGCCTCAATCGCCCTCCCCAAGTATGTGGATGTAGAGAATAAGACATTTGATTATGAGAAACTCCATGAAGTCACCAAGACTGTCACTAAGAATCTGAACAGGGTCATCGATAGAAACTTCTACCCAGTTGAGACTGCCCGTAAGTCCAATATGAGGCATCGTCCAATTGGTCTAGGTGTCCAAGGTCTTGCAGATGTGTTTATTCTTTGCAGACACGCATTTGACTCTGATGAAGCCAAGGAAATTAACGCACGTATCTTTGAGACTATGTATCACGCCGCTCTAGAAGCCAGTTCTGAGCTCGCAGAGATCCATGGTTCTTACGAGACTTTCAAGGGATCCCCAGCCTCCCAGGGTGTGCTCCAATTTGATATGTGGGAGGGTGATACCAAACTCAACTACGACTGGGACGCATTGAAGGAGTGTGTCAAGACTAAGGGGCTTAGGAACAGCCTCCTCATGGCTCCGATGCCCACAGCCTCCACAGCCCAGATTTTGGGTAACAATGAGTGCTTTGAGCCTTACACAACTAATATCTACTTGCGTCGTACCCTTGCCGGTGAGTTTGTGGTTGTCAATAAGCACCTCGTTGATGATCTCAAGAAGATTGGTCTATGGTCCAAGGAAATGAAGGATCTCATGGTCAAGGCTGGTGGTTCTATCCAGACTATCGTAGACATCCCAGAAGATATCAAGAAGTTATATCGCACCGTATGGGAAATCAAGATGAAGGATGTCATTGATATGGCTGCTGATCGCGGTCGTTTCATTGATCAGTCCCAGTCTATGAATCTCTTCATGGAGAGTCCCACAATGTCTAAACTCTCCTCCATGCATATGTATGCGTGGAAACAGGGTCTCAAGACTGGTATGTACTATCTGAGATCTAAGGCAAAGGCTCGGCCAATCCAATTCAGTCTTGAACCCGATTGTGTGGCGTGTTCAGCTTAAAGTTTTAACCCAATATTCAATCAGTGCAATGTCTAAAATTACCGACGCTATCGAAAACCTGGAAATTGCCGAGTTTAATAACCGAAAGATTGTACTCTCTACAAAGGAGGGTACTCCCATGAAGATTCACTTCCCACGTTTGTACATGCCCTTCGGTGTTTCAGGATTTACCCCCGAAGTTGGAAATACTAAATATAATGTTGATTTGGCTCTCAAGGGTTATGACGAGGAAGATAGTTACATTAACAAGTTTTACACCTCTCTGAAAGCTCTTGAAGATAAAATCATCGATGCCGTAGTTGAACAGAGTGAAAAGATCTTCCAGAAGAAGATGACAAAGGAAGAACTCAAACCAATGTTCAACTCCAACATCAAGGAAAGTCCTGGTCGCGAACCAAAGTTTCGTCTAAAGGTTGATACGGATCATAATGGCCTCATCAAGGCCGCAGTCTATGACGCGGATAAGAATCCTATCAAGACTGAGGTTTCTAACGGACTCTATGCAAGAAATAGTGGTCACGCTATCGCTGAACTCAATAGTGTGTACTTCTTGAACAGAATGTTCGGGTGTACCTGGAAGCTTAATCAGTTGGTTGTATATGAACCACAGAATCTCAAGGGGTTCCAGTTTCAACTTTAGTAGAGACGAGTCACCATCTTGGATCCCGGGACATTTTTGTACTTTGGGACTGGAATATAGTTCTTGTAACCACCAGGCATCTTCGTAAACATCGCACCCCTACTAGTCGCATAAATGCGACGCTTCTTGTTATCAAGAAAATTCGTGTTCATAGCAGCCTTTCTCGCACGCTCTAACACGTTCATCTTATTTATTAACGCTATTTTTATTCATTAGGAGAATATGATATATGATCTGAGCCTCTCTCAGCAGTTTACCCTGAATTTTGGTAAACTCCTTAGGGTCTTTTCCCAGCTTAATCTTAGCCAGACGCACGGACTCGTTCCATTTAGCGAGAGTCATTCTTATAGTATTACATCATTTTTTTCACCTTCGTCTTGTACGCCTTGGTACCCTCCTTAGGCTGAAGCTTGAAACCCTTCTTGGTGGGCTTGAAAACCTTGGTAAGGTGCTTCTTACCCTCCTTCTTCATACGAGCGAGAGCAGCCTCCTGAGCAGCCTTGCTCTTAATCTGACCATCCTTGGGATCCAACATCAGATCCTTCTTCTTGAGACCACCCGCAGTTTGGTCGGCAGTTCCATGGAAAACCTGAGCACGAGAACCAATCATTTTGTTTTATACATTAGGCGCGGAAAATTTTCTTGATATCCAAGATAGAAATTTTCTCTGTAGTTCTCTTTACTGGTATTTGTTTCTCAATTCTCTCATCGTTTAAAACCTTGGAACACACTATGGATTTGTGGCCTTGAAGGGCGAGAATCTCCTCCTCAACACTCACAAATGTATCTGATTCCTTGTAGATCAACTTTTTCACATATACCGTTTTAGTCTGCCCTGTTCGGTGTGCCCTACCAATAGCTTGAAGCTCAGTGGCGGGATTCCACGATGGACCAGTGATGTAGACACGTGTCGCTTCTTGGAGGTTGAGTCCCTGTCCTCCTGATCGGATTTGTATAATGAAAACAGCCCCTGGAGGCGCTCTTTTGAACGCAGTCACTTGATTGTCCCTCTCATCCTTTGCCACCGAACCATCAATACGGAAAGTTGGTCTCTCCATATTTTTCTGGATGTAGTCCATTTCACCCCTGAATTGACAGAATACAAGGGTCTTCTCATCTGGATGAGACTTAATCATACGAAAGAGGGTCTCCATCTTGTTAGACCTCCCAATCCACTGCTCTGCTTGTGTTCCAGTTTTCTTCGCGATACCCTCAAGATACATGGCTGGCCAAATCATCACCTGCCTCGCACGGAGAAGACACTCCAAGATCACCATATTCTTGGAGTTGAGACTGATTGCATTTTTGAAAGCTTCTCGAATCGTCTCTTGAGCATCTTGGAAAACAAACTCGTACAACTGTCTCTCATCTGGGAACATGTCAAGTTCAACATTCTCGAAGTGACAATCTGGGAGTCTCAGACGTTCATTGATCTTTGCCAGATCATCCTTGGTTCTTCGGAGGATGTAAATGTCTCGTATTTTGCTGGACATTCCCTGAACCAAAGCTTTATCAATACCGAGGAAAGCACAAAGGGATACGAAATCCTCCATAGAATTAAAGACAGGGGTACCAGTTACCAACCATTTAATCTCGGCTTTGATACGATTGACACTCTTGAAAAGTTTTGACTTTTTGTTGCGAATCTCGTGGGCTTCATCAAGGACAATTCTATCCCACGATTTCTTGTGGAGGGGTGTCACTTCGTTTGTAGATAGGAGAGAATACGGTGCGATGACGATATCCGCCTCCTTGAGGGTTCTGTTTGGACCATCAAACATGTGGACAGAGAGTTGTGGGGCGAACTTCTCAATTTCATTCACCCATTGTGTAATGATGCTCTTGGGGACGACGATCAGAGTACTTTTTTGGGGGTTTCCGAGCATCGTAGCAATCAATTGTACACTTTTGCCAAGCCCCATCTCATCGGCTAATATTCCACCTTTTGGACCCGACTCTTGACTTTCCATCGTCAAGAGATATAAAACCCCTTCACGCTGATAGGGCGCAAAGAGCCTACCATTGAGGTTGTCTTTAGCGCGGTTGTATTGTTCTTCAATCTTCATGGTTTTTAACTTGATTTTTACATAGGGGATGGTACACTTAGGTGGTCAAGAATCTGTACCATCTTCCGGTTTTTCTAAAATTTATTACTATATAAAATTTTTAAAACTAATATATACTTCTAAAGTTTTGTCTATAGAAAAAAGTAAAAAAAATTAACAATCCGGAAAACGGTACAGATTTTATGCATTTTCTTCATTTTGTTTTTTTACTCTCCTTTTTTCGTTAATTTTTTCCTTATTCTTTTCACGATACTTTTTGCTTGCTAACTGTCCTGGTGTCAGTTCTGATGGATCTTTGCCACTGAGAGGAGATTTTTTTCGTAAGATATACTCATAGCCATCTGGGGCTTTAGGAAGTGTCTCAATTTCCATTTACATATAGTGTGATTTTTTCTTTAAAGTGGTTAGTCAATAATCTGTACCATCTTCCGGTTTTTCTAAAATTTATTACTATATAAAATTTTTAAAACTAATATATACTTCTAAAGTTTTGTCTATAGAAAAAAGTAAAATATTTTCAACAATCCGGAAAACGGAACAGATTTTCTAGAATATCTAAAAATGAAAAACCCCAGGACAATGACGCATATGAATCATATTATTTTCTCAGTGTATGATATGAGCCATCCGACTTCATTTTTCATCCTTGAGAATGAGGAACTCCGTCAATTCTGGATAGGTCAAATGAAGATGAAACTGGATGAATGTGGTTTCTCCCTTCTTCCTGCTTTAACGAGGAATGAATTTGTGCAGAAATTGGAGACTAAATATGTAGAGTATGAACTTCCATGCCTTGATGTTGTATCTATTAACAAGAATGGAGCTCTACCCTTCTATGGTATAGAAAAATGGATGACTGATTTACAATATGAAATCAAACGTAACCCATATAAGTTTAGAAAAGTTAAGAGACTCTTGACAGCTGGCTGGGATGAAGATGATTTCACGGGTAATTCAACAATTAACGTACTCCATGCTCGTAATAAGACTGATATGAGGGAGTTGTATAGAAGACTTATCAGAGATTGGGAAGCCAAAGGTATGAAGTGTTTAAATACACATACATGTAAAACATACGAAGACAAGAAAAAAGATCCCGAGTTTATGTATAAGCGTTCGCGCAAAGAAGTCTTACGCAACATGGAGAAGACTAAGAAAATACCGAAACCTTCTACGATTGAGAAGTACCAGATTAAAGAAGATGAGATTAAAGAATGTATGGGTCCTACAGGTATCATCTATAAAATCACAAGCCCCTCTGGGAAGGTCTATGTAGGGCAGACTATGCGTTCTTTTGAAAAACGGATACGAGAACATAGAGACATGAAATCGAAATGCAGTGCGGTGAGGAATGCTATAGATAAGTATGGGGATGAAATGAAATATGAAATCATAGAGGAAAATGTCCCTCAAGAACAACTTGATGAGAGAGAAGTATTCTGGATAAATCATTTCAATTCCTTGGCACCTAATGGATATAATCTTAAAACAGGTGGTCGTTTTTACAAAGCCACACAAGAAATGTGTGATAATATGAAAGATGCTAAACGTAAATCAAAAATTGAGAAAGATGGGTATATAGGTTACGCTTGTCGTTGGGGTAATACATTTTATCCAGCAGTTAGGATTGGTAATAATAATGTCGGAATCTCAAATGGCGGGTTTCGAACAGAAGAAGAAGCCATAGAAGTCCTAAAAGAATACACTAAAGATCCCGAAAACTTTAAAAAAGTTGATGGACCACTAAAAAAACCAACTGGTTGTATAACCTTAGAAAATAATAGGTGGAGGCTTTCATGTAAGTGTAAGAAGTTAGGAAGTTACATTACAAAAGAAGAGGCTCAAGAAGCACTTGAAAGATATCTAAACGATCCAGAAAACTTCATAAAACCCTCAAGAAAAGTTGGTTCCATACATAAAGTGGGTAATAAACGGAGTTTATATTGTGCTCATAGATATTTAGGAACGTATGATACAGAACAAGAAGCCCAAGAAGCGCTTGAAAGATACCTAGACGATCCAGAGAATTTTCCAACATTTCATAAAAATATTGGTTCTGTGCGTCGTAAAGGAAATACTTGGCAACTTAGATACAAGGAGAAACATATAGGTTCCTACACCACCCGAGAAGAAGCCGAAGAAGCTCGTAAAACCCTTCAATCCTCGTGATACTCATCCTCGTCGGACAAATGTTGAACTTCACATACGGGTGGTGGTAGTTCCTTAATTTTACGAGGTCTCTTTACCTTTTCCTTCTCCTTTGGACACTCATCCAGGTGCTCCCTAAAGTAGAGAACTTTCTTCCAGAACTCGTCCATCACGGGGAGGTATTTCTTGAACCATTCACGGTCACGAGGAACGATGGTGACGTCAAACACCTCCGGTGCTGGAAAAGTAATATCAAATGGTGCATATTGACAAAAATAACAGCTTTCTACGTCCATAATTTCCATGCAAATTTGTACCTGAGCCTCGTAGCACAGGGGTACAACTCCTCTTTCTATTTTTCTTCTAAATGGGCATTTAATCTCAACTAAACA